CCTCCATATGGTTTAATATATCTCTTATAATTTGCTATAAAATATCTGACACCTAAAGTATCTGTAGTAGTTGTCACTATGGCAGAAGGAATAGATATTATTCCACAAGTTCCATGCGCACCTTGAACTGAATTATCCCCATAGGCTCTAATATAATTTTCATATGATATACTATTAACAGTTGTCTCCATTGTAGAAACAATAGGATCTGTATTACCTGCTGGTGGATTATTAGAAAAATTAGCTATTTTAAAATCATTTATAGTAATAGAAGAAGTTCCAGTAATTTGTCCAGTGCCGGATAAAGTCAGTACAGTTATATTTACTTCTGAATTATCATAAATATGTACATTTGCAGCACTATTAACAAATGCAGCAGTTGTATTCTGACCTTTAGACCAAAAATTATCAAATCCTGTAAAACTACTTATCTCTAATTTGTCTCCAGCAGAATACTCCATATTATTTCCAAAAGAAATTTCTGGGGATATAAATTCTAATAAAGTTTTATTCAAATTTGAAGTCCAGGTTCCTTTAGCTTGTACCCCTAAACCATATTCTTTTATAGTCACTGGTGCTACAGATGCTGTATACCAAGTACTAGTTTCCCTAGTTGCTCCAAGTAATCCTTGGGCTACAACAGTTCTATCTTGACTGGTTCTTTCACAACGAACTATCTGTATTGCTATGCAATCAGTTGGTAAATTATTTAATGTAAATTGTATATATAAATTATGTATACTTCTTCCACCAGTTGTATTATAAATAGTACTATTTGCTGTAGATGGAAATCTTATATCTCCTATCCATTTAACATAACTTTTCTGTCCTTTATTATTATATAGAACTACTCCATAAGAGTAAATTTCATCTCTCATATGAGAGACTTTTTCAGAAATAGTTAGTGAATTAGTTATTCCAGTAAAATTAGTATTATTTACTACATTACCACCACCCAATCCTGAACTAGCTCCAAAAGATTCAGTACTAAATGAATATAGTACATTTCTACCTTGCCCTCCTAATGTTATTCCATTTCCTTGATATATGTGAGAAAAAAATGTAGTAGGATTTTCAGATAAATTAACTGTATTAAAATTATCATGAGTTTCTGGTGGAACTCCTAGTGTCGGAGTAGCACTTCCATTATAATAATATTGTGGTGAAGCTCCTGATAAATCTGAATAAGTAAAAGCTATTTGTTCTGATACTCCATCTTCTGCTGTTATATAACCATCCCCAAAACTATTATATCTAAATGCTCTAGCATCATAATTTATATCCCAATTATTTTCAGTGATATTAGCTGCAAATAGTATATTATTTTTAGTTTCTAATTCTTTACATATAAAGTCATAGTTAGAGAAATTAAACTCTTCACTAGTTATTGTTCCTAACGATTGAGTACCATTATCAATAAATGACATAGAAGTTCCTGTAACTACAGTTTCTTCTATTATGGTTATTTCTGGAAGATCTACTAAGGTATTATGTTGTAATCTAACTATTCTTATTCTATTAAACGTAGTGTCTACATTATTTATATGAAATAAAACAGACTTACCACTGTTAGTTCCTTGATCACTTCCATTAAATGATGCATCTGACCCTGTCTGCAAACTATTACTTAATGGAATTAAATTGGTTGTAGTTGAATAGAAAGAAGATGCTCCATTTAAGTTATATAATTGATAAGCATATTGAACTGCCCCAGATTTTAACGATCCACTTGATAATGAATCTATTTCTATAGAAGAACGAGTATAGTTTGGAATTATGTCAAATTGTGAGACTAGGTATGAACCTATTGTAACTATACCTCCAGCATAGTTTACAAATCTAATCCTATTAGTATTATCTGTCCAATATACCTTCTTTATATTAGGAGATTCGTATCTACCAATTGCTCTTATTAAATTACTAGTAGAAAAGTTAAGTCTACTTCCATCACTGGTAGTACTATCATCATATAGTAAAGTAAGTATAAATGTATTAGTTGAACTTAGTGTAGCTAGATATATCCTACTATATGTATTATTAGTAGCAAATATAATTACTTCATCTCTAAGTGTAGTTGATCCTATAGCAGTATATCCACTAGGTAATGCACTAGATAGTAAACTATTCCCTTCTATAGTTTCTAGTGCAGTGGTACTAGATCCTTCATTTGTAACAAGTCGAAAGTTTTGAGCATGTAAATAAGCTTCTTTAGGTAGAACAGATAGATCTAAATCTTTGTTCATACCTTTAGTAAAAGTATTTATTGCAGACTGTTTATTTACATTAGCCATTATCGAGTGTTTTTATTGTATATAAACTCTTGATCACCTATATTAGAATAGAAAGATTTGCTAGCATTTATTTCTGGAATAAGTCTAATCCATATATTCTTAATTGTATCTAACTGATCTGCATTTGGCATCATAGCATTACCGTAAGCTTGCTTACGATAGTAATTCCAACTAGATTTAGCATCATAATATACAGCATCTCTAATTTGCCCATCTCTCCATTTAGGGTACATTAACTTCATATTAATATACCAATAGATTGCTTCAAAGAAACTTTCATCATCTGGAACCATTGGATAATTATCATCATCAACTGGGATAGCCTGATAGGATATTAATAAATAACCTTCTTTGATATTAGTTTTTATATATCCACCAACTATACTATACTGACGATCTCCACTAAATGTAGTTATATTTTCAGAACTAGTTGTAGTAGCAGGAGTAGTATCGGTTCCTCCATATTGTAGGGTAGCCCCATGATTAGATGAAAAACTACCAGCAGTATCTCTCATTGGATAATAAGGAGCTGTTATACCAGTACTATAAGCTACTTGATTTATACTATATAAATCTGTAGGTAGTTTAGCTTGATAATCCTCTATAACTAATAAAGGAACCTTCTCCTTACCTGTCACTTTCGTAACAAACTGAGGATAGCTTCCTATTTTTTTAAGAGCTTCAGAACTCCATTCTATGAAATCACTTATTCTATGAGTACCTTCTTGTAAATCTAAGTCCGTAAAAACCTTTGCGATTACTTTTTTTACTGAAACTAGGTTATATATCATAATTCTTATCTTTCTAAATAATCTACATTACCACCTTTAATTACTTTTGCTAAAGTTCTTTTGTTATTTCTACTAGCAACAAATCTATAGTATTCTCTATTTACTACTCTACAAAACATCTTACTCCAATGAAACTGAAACTTAAATCCTCTACTATGATCATTTGAGAATAACACCCATCTTCCTAACTTCTTTGATTCAACCCAATCTATTCCAACATTTCTATGTGTTATAAATTTAGGTTTCTTCTTTTCTATATATATATGACCTAATCTAAAAGGGAGTTTTATGGTCTTAGACTCATTTATCATCTGATCCATTATTGCTTGATAATATTGATTTATTATCTTATAATATGTTTCTGAGTCTACATAGTACATAGATGTTGTATCTATTATAGATAAGTAATGATCGTATAGATGTTTCTTATTATAAGGATTAGGAATCTTATTATGTCTTTTTATTTTAACTTCTTCCATCCTTTAATGTATTATTAGCACTATCATTTGTTGTATCAGATACACTATTTATCATTATGTTTAATTCCTGTTTAAGTATCATTTGTTTTAATACTGGTAACATATTAGTTGGAATAGGATATTTATCTGTATTTACATCATAACTAGGTGTTCCTGTAGTAGGATTTACAAATTGAGATACTTCTGTAGGTATTTCAAATATACCTCTTACATCTAAGTATTCTAATATGTCTCCATTCTCTACATATAAGTATCTATTCTTTAAGTATACTAATGGATCATTTTGAGTATAGTATTTATATTTCTGCCATTGAGATCTACCTTGTGAAATAAATTGTAACTCCCTACCATTAGCTGTACCTATGTATGTAAATCCAGATTTGAAATTACAGTCTATAGTTTTAGGTAATTGTAGATCAGTTTTAAGTATATACTTATTTATAGGTATAGTAGTTATTTCAGTAACATCTACTGGAGATAAATGTAATCCCTTGATCTCTTGAATATAGTCTGGATTAGAAGTCTTATTCTTATCTATATCTTGTTTAAGTAGTAGTGCTCTGTATTGATGTATCCAGTACTCTACTTGTCTATCAGATATAGTTTCAGATTGAGTTTCGATACTTCCTCTGATAATTCGAATTAGATCTCTTATAATTAATGGTAACGATTGAAATTCCATTATTTAATTATTTTAATGTTTTCTTCTGTATTGATAACTTTGTTCATACATTCACTATAAGTTACTGCTTCATATCTTTTATTACGTTTCCATAAGAATCCTAAGAATCTATTATAGTTCTCATATAGAAATGTGTGTAGAGTATCTTTAGTATCTACTTCTTTTATCTTAATAGTCATATTCTTAAGATATACTTCTCCTGATACATATCCACATTTAATTGGAGATATAAAGGTTAGAGTATCTTTAGAGGTTGAATCTTTAGGAATTAGAGGTACTTGTACAATAGTTGTATCTTTATAATGATAATTGTTAACTACTACGTTAGTTATATCTTTAGGTTTCAACCCAATTAATTTAGCTATACTATCTTCTTTAGAATGTAATTTCTTAAATTCCCCAAGATATACCTGTTGTTGAATAGAACTATTAGTAGTAAGAGCAATCTGATTAGTTTCCAATCTACTTATATTATCTCTCAATTGTTTTCTATCTACAATCCAGAAGTATACAAGTCCTCCTATAACTAAATATAAGAATAATTTACTATTTACTATCTGTTGAATCTTCGATAAGAGTATTGTCCACATAATCAGGATCTAATGTAAATTTACTTATTGCTTTAATTAATACTGTACCTTGAGTTAATCCTAATGTTATCCATAATTTAGTTGTATCACTTACTGGTAACATTGTTATAATAGGCAATTCTGCCATAAGCATATATAATGCTATATCTGCTATCTTTTTCCAATTAGGATGAGATGGCTTATTTAGATTACTTAATTTTAATATATTTTTCATATCTATATTTTAAGCTAAAGTTTCTATAATTATTGCATTTAAATATCCATATGTACTTCCAGCCTTTCTATTTACCGATATAGTAACTTGACCATTTGAATCAGGAGTAACTTCAGAAATAGTTACAGTATTTGAAGTATTTTGTATGGCCTCTAATTCTACTGTAGTAGCTCCTATAGTATATTGTGCTATCCTAGATCCTGTAGTATTTCTACTTCCAAAAAATGTAAATGAATACTGTCTAGTTTGATCTAGATTGTAAACTAGTATATCTCGTACTATATCATCACTTGTATAAAATGAGTTTACACTTATTTCATCTGGATATATAGTATTAGTCATTCCACCGTTATTAGTAGTTAACCAAGCATCTACAAGTTTAACACCTATTACATTGATATTCCCTGTAGTTGTTTCTAAGACATCAAACCCATATCCTGCAGTAAGTTGTTTAAATGCATTCCAATGATCTACAGCATAGTCAGAAGTACCAAATGATATCTTATAAGTCTCATCAACTTTTACTGGGACACTTTGTTTAGATAATTCAATAAAATTAATCGAATATGCAGCTAATGTTCCGGTTAAATGTTTAGATGCATAATCAACTACTAGATTTGAAACTATATCTGTCTGATAATCTATTATCTGAAAGTCGTCAATTGTTGTTTGAGTAATAGATTTAGCTTCTATGTTTATTGGGATAAAGTCATTAATTTCTAAATCAAAAGGGGTTGTACTATCTGCTCCATTTACAATAACTATACCCATTTTTGTTTTGTCAGAATTCATTGTACAAATCATAGGTGTTTTAGGACCTGTAATCTCTACAGTTAATGGTCCAGACCCTTCATCAACATATCTCGCTACTGTGCCAGTATGAGATGGAGATGTTCCAGTAAAAGACACTATGTTTTCATGTATATATCTTGTAAAATAGTACTTAGTCCAATATACTGGAGTACTAGTTCCATCAGCAGGATAAGTTACAGAGTCTTTAATATAATTACCCGCAGGTACTGTAGATCCAGGACTACCTCCATTCAATGACCACGATGATGATCCTCTTAAATATCCATCACGAACTGTATATATCATTCGTACAGCTAAGTGCATAGCTCCAACTATATTACCACAGTGTCTATCATTCTCACCAGTAGTTGTTGCTGTAGATGGAAACAATCTCCATTCTGTATCAAATTGATATACTTCTTTGTTAGGATTTAATGTTTTTATAGTATTATTTAAATAAGATTGATAATCTATTGTTCTATAATTTTCACTTAGTACAGCAGCATCTGTAGTAACATTATCAAGATTTGCCCAACCATACCAGTGTGGACTAACAAAATCATAATATCCTGCTGCTAAAGTTAAACAAGTATTTCCCCAATTAGTCCCTTTTCTCATAGGAGATATACCTATTAAAGCTGTAGAATCAATTGCTTTGATAGCAATAGATGTAGCAATAACGTAATCTGCATATACAGATTCTGTCGAGTATACTCCCCAACAATAGAATGGCTCATTACCTATTTCCCACATTTTAAACCCATAATTTTGTGCTAAGTTATAGGTAACAGCTTCTTCATATAATGAAGTAGGTAGTGCTGAATCTCCTAAAGCCGATTGAGGTTGTGGTTTATCTAAACAGATGACGTATGTTGCTGGATCAATATTAAACTTCTCACAAATTTGATGTGCGTAGTCTAATCGTGTAGTAACATTACCAACTTCATTTATCCAATATGTCCTACTATTTGTAATATTTAATCCTTTAGTTAATCTTTCACATGGTCCAGAAAATTGATATAGTCCAGTAGATGTATTAAAGATAGATGAACTAGATGTGTTACTTGCAATATCTGTTTTATATATAGATATTCCTAAATTCTTAGTTGAGGCTTTGTGAGGTATTGTATTAGCTTCAATAGTAGCTACTAAATCTGTTCCACTTAATGTAAATATATGGTTTAATTCTACTGGAGCATCTGGATAATTATATACATTTGTCGGATATCCATAATTCCAATTCCTTACTAGATTATCTAGATCTCCACCAAAAATACTACTTATTAAGGTTAGAGCTTCCATATATTTTAAGTTAACTCTATTAGCCATCTGAGATTCCACGTCCTTTATCTTCTGGACAGAATCATATATAATACTAGAAAAATCTACAATTTCTTCTTCTGTAAAATCTATACTTTTAAGTAGTTGATTTATATAATCTATAGGTGTCATACAATTTCTATTATAAATTCTTGTTGATTACTATCTACCATTATCTTGTATAACTTATTAAAAGTTATAGTGGAGTTTATAAGTTGCCCCTTAATCTTATTTTCACCTACAAGTAAACATCCATTTGTGTCCTCTGGGAAATTTCCTACATGAATAAGTACTCCAGTAAATCCATTAACTCCCCATAATAGAGGCATTAATTTCTTATATGTAGGAGACATCGCCCATGTTATTTTATATGTACCATATGGTATAGCAGTCTTTCCCCATATCTTAACTTCATTGATACCATCATGGTTTAAATCACGAACAGTATCTTCTAATGTATTACAGAAGTATTCCCAACCATTTCCATAGTCTATATAGAAATCACCTATTGTATAAGTGTCTTTGAGATGTGATCTCTCAACTTTAAATTTTATCACTATGTATAGTTTTAAGTACAGTTATATCTCTATCATGTTGATCAATCTTAATAGACATTCCTGTAAGTTTTGTATCTATATTAACTAATGATGTGGATACTGTTTCTTTTATATTATGTATCTTTTCTTGTTCAACAGAAAGAACAATCCTTAATTGATCTACTGTAAATTTCAGGTCTTTAACACTTATTGCAAACTGTCTTAGGAAATAACCTATTCCTCCTAGTAGTATTAATATTAATGACCCTGATATGGTTATCATGTAGTCCATTATTGTCAAATCGGTATTTATCATAACTATATGAGAATTGCGAATTAGTTATTATTTGTTTATAAATCTATGCTATAATCAGTATTACATAACTCGTTAAAATGTTGAACTATATCCCATATTTCATCAGTTGTAAAAAAGTTATATGTGTTATATGGATCTTGACTAAAGTAATCTATTAGTATATTTCCATATATATTAATGAGTTTAAATTTACTCAATATTTCCTCATTTTCAGCCCTACCATTGATAGATAATATGTTAGTGATAGTATTTCCTATCTCAGACTGTTTTGATTGAATAGTGGCCTTAAAATTGTTAATTTCAGTGGGTGTTGCTGCCATATATATTATCTATTAGTTAATTGCCGCTGGTTTATATTCTACATATCCAAATTTTGCTGTAGAAGTTCCGGTACTATTTGTTCCAGTAACTTTTACAACATTAGTTGTTGTAAAATTTAATGAAGTTAATTCACTATACACTGTAGTAACACCATATATATCTGAATAGACGGTTATTCTTGCTACAGTGGAGCTGATTCGCATTATTGTACATACATATGTTCCATATCCCGTAAAACTACCAATACTTTGAGTTAAGAAAGATGTTCCAAAATAGAAATTTATTGTAGAACTGGCTCCAGCCCCGTGATTTATAAAAACTTTAAATTCTAATTTATCATTATTAGTTGATAAAACATTTGCAATTGTGGTATAACTATATAAATCAGTTTCTCCAGTTCCACTAGTAGAAGCGTCTGTATAGAAGTCTTTTAATACCCCACCAATTGTAGCAAATGTAGTAGATGACCCACAAGGTATATCTGTAGTAGTAGGAGTTACTCTAAATCTTTCTACTGTGTTATTCTTTATAGAGATTATTTTAGAGCCTAGTGTTGATAAAGTATTTTTAGTACGAAGATCATAAACTAAAGCACTTGCTCCATCTGTAGCATTTAAGGAAATATTTAATTTCTCTGATCCTGCTGTAGTTATAGATATCCCACTTGGATTATATAAAGCATAATTACTAGCATCTGTAATTGATTTTGTTCCTACAGCATTAACTTGTCCATAATTTGTAATATAGGCCCATTCTGTCCCGTTATTTTTAAAACTTATTAATTTAGCACCAGTAGTTGATAAAGCATTATGGGTATCAAACATATAAGCTACAGCACTTGCCCCATCTACAACCCTAGGATCTAAACTAATTCTTTCTGTAGCCCCTATTGTTGCTGTTAATACTTTACCTGATATAGTTGCTGATGAGGGATTATCTGTAATTAAAATTAAATCTCCAGTTGAAGACACTCCACCTGAATCTCTATTAATAAATAATCCTTTTGCTGTAGTTACAGAACTTCCTGTTATTCTGGACACTAGTCCATAACCAGTAGATGTTACAGTACCTTGACACCCAGAACCATTCGTAGTTTGTCCTAAAACACCTGCTCCTCCAGCAGTAGCTTCTCCACGTACTCCTATTCCTCCATAGGTTCTTCCTTCTAGTGCTGTTGAATTATATGAACTATTAGTACTTCCCGCAACGAATTTCCCATTTAAAACTAATGTTCCTGTGTGATTAGCATTTGGGACAAGATTTTCTGAATAGAAAGATAAATTAGTGCCTACTTCAGCTCTTGTTGCATATGGTATATACTTATCAGTACTCCAATCTAATATATCATCTGTAGGAGTTACTCCACTAGATACTGCTATCCAACTTCTTACTCCAGCATCTGTAGAACTTAATACATACCCTGTAGTTCCAGGATTACCTAAATCTGGTTCATATGTAGTTGACGCAGTTGTTGGAGTTAAATAATCCACATCTGCTGTTAGAGTAGCTTGTTTGTTATTAAATGTATTCCAGTCAGTACTAGATAATGCCCCTGTTATAGATGTACTTGCTAGTGCTAGAGATAAAGCCTGAGCAGCTAATGATAATCCATTAGCTGTTCCTATAGTTACGGGATTATGTATTCCTCCATAGGCACTATTCCAATTTGATATATTAGCAGCAGTTATAGCAGCTACACTTGAATAAGCTGCAAAATCTGTTTTTAAAGCATTATATGTACCATCTATAAATGATATTAACGCTAATGGACTTCCTGTATTAATATATTGATCTTGTACATATAGATAACCCAGGTCTGAAAATATCTTTTGATTAGCATCTTCAAAGTTAATTATGCCATAATTAAGAGTCAGTTCACCATTTATCTCTACATATCTGTTAGAGAAATCTCCTTTAATAAGTGGGAATGTAGATGCTGTACCAAGGGCATTGTTATCTATAAATAATAAGTTTGTGGTTGTAATACCATCTCCAGCAGTATCACCTATACATATATTGTTATATGTATTAACTCTATAGTATTTACTATTAAAATTATCTGCTAGTATATTACCACTAACATTAAGTGATTCAGTAAATGTAGTTGTATTGATTCCAACCTTACCAGAACTATAATGTATATCTGATCCTATTTGAGTCCAATAACTAGTTGCTCCTGTTATTAAGTCTGAAAGAGTAATTAATCCAGCATTACTATCAAAGAATGTTAGATCACCAGTTCCATTATTTCTTATGTATACATCAGTTGAATTGAAATATAAGTATCCTGCTATATCACCGTCTGTATAAGTAAGGGTACTAGTTACTTTATCAAAGTAAAATGTACTATCTGTACCCATAGTACCGGCATCATTAAATAAAACATATCCATCTGTTCCAGTAGGTAATACAGTTAATGATTTATATGTACCATCATCTGATAAGAATTGATCTCCAAATCCTGTAGATAAAATTCCATTCAATGTGGTCATATTAGAATGAGTATGGGCTAAAGTTATAGTATTGTCCCAGTAGTCTACTTGAAATTGAGTTATATTGTATGCTACAGAAGCTGTGAATATTGGATCAGTTTCAGTAGTTAGGTATCCAGCACTAGCATGATTACCCCACCCATATGCAGTAGTCCAGTCTACAAAATCTTGTAGAACAATTGCATGAGCTACTGAAGCTACGAATATAGGATCGGTTTCAATAGAAATATAACCTACATTATTTGTTAATTCTGATATATTATCGCCAGATTGTAAGTATCCACCAACTTGAGAATCAACATACGCCTTGATAGATTGTTGAGTTGCGAGTGATGTATTACTATTTGATACAAGATCATCTTCATCTAATATAGATGTAACAGATGTTGTAGATCCTAACTTTAATCCTGTAGATAAAATACTACCTACCACCCTTAATGTTTCAGATCCGACAGTAGTGGTTCCTCCTATAACTACTAAATCAGTAACTGTAAGAGGTCTTATTATACCATTACTATATCTAAACCAATAAGAGTCAGTACTGGTTTCTCCTATTACATAAGGATTATATCCATCAGATAATTTAATTACAGCTTGTTCTGCTTCATATGCAGGAACACTAACTGGAATTGTTGATCCAATAGGAATATCTGTATAATTACCAAGGATAATTGCTTCCATTCAGTAGTAGTCTTTCTAATGTTTCTAACATTGATAATAATTCTTCTTTACGTGCTACAAAAGCACTTTTTTCAATTGATTGTAAGAATGTATAATAGAGAAGAGGTTCTTGAATATCTCTACCCATTAGTATTTTACTATTATATAAGTTAGGTACTTGTCTAAGTCTATTGTAAACTTGTGTTTTAACATCCCCATATATAAGTACTGAGAATACATATGAGTCAATATCTACCCAACTACCTGTAACATATTGTTGTACTTTATATGTGATATCCCATATACCATCTGGTAATACCTCATTACTATCTACACCAACTCCGCTTGATAATATAGTTGTGTAGTCTAATGGAAATACTAGATCTGCTGTAGTTGTAAATGGACCAAATAAATCACGCAGATCAATTTGATCACATACTATTACTTCAGTTGATGTATTAATAGTAATATCTATTGTTAATGAATATGTAAGTTCTGTACGTGGATCTAAATTTGTTACATTCGGATCTCCTTCTGTACCCCATCCAGTAGATGTATCTGTGAATGTAATTAATTTGCTATCGTTGCGTTCAACAACTGATAAATTTAAAACTAGTGCCATTGACTATATTTTTGTTAGTTGTACCATAAGATCGTCTATAGAATTCCAATCCTCATTAAATGATTTCTCTCTCACCTCTTTTGATTTGAGAACTAATTCATTGTTGATATAATATGAGAATACTATATCAAAATTTGCTTTTATACCGTAATGACTTAAATTATTAGCATCCATCCATTCTTTATTAAAATAATAGAATGACTCTTTACACATAAATCTACAATGAGTTGGATCTTGAAATGCTCTAAATGAAGTTAGGTAAGGAACTAGGACAGTTAATTTACCTCCAGGTTTTAATATCCTATATATTTCATCCATAAATTGGATTAACCCATCTCTTGAATCAGAAGGATTATTTATATTATGAGGAATATGCTCTATATAATGAGAACAATGTACTTCTTCAGCACTCTCTGATTCTATAGGCCAAGGGTATTTAGTTAGATCAAATACATAATCTGTACTATCTGTTTTAACTATATCTATTCCTTTAAATCCTTCTCTTTTACTATTACCACATGCCAAATCAATGCGTAATTCATTTATTAATTCCATACTAGTATACTTTATCTTCTTTATGAGAATAATGTCCAACGCTCACTCTACAATCGCATGCAAACTTAAATCCTTGTTCTGCAGCCTTTCTATAAAAATAAAAATCTTGAGTCATTAGCCCATTCTCTTCCTCTACTGTTTTAAACCAAGGACCTTCTAATTCTTTAAACATATCTAATTTAAATAAATTAAATCCCATTCCTAATGCATTTACTCTAACAATCTCATCAACTTTTGGTACTTGAGGAGCACTATGATATAACCCTTGTTCAGGGTCACCAAACATCATTGGGAAACCATTATCAGTTTTACTCCAGTATAACCCACCTATTACATCGTAGTTATCGATATTTTCATATAATTTAATTAACCCATCTGCTGGAGGAAGATTATCCTCTTCTATTGTAAGTACATATTTAAAAGTCTTTAAATAGTCATTACTAAGTATATATGTAAATAGTGAATTATATGCCTCGTCTACTTGCATAGATTCAGCAAATATTGGTCCAGCCACCATTTGATTCATTGGACGAATTAGTTTCATCCAAGCCTGTACTACTCTAGTGGGAAACATCCCTCTAGTGGGACATATTATAATAGTAGATAAATCTCTGTACATTTTAGATTTCTCAACTCTTTCAATAGATTGCTCTAGATTTATATTATGAAATCCTATATTACTTTCAGTTAAAATTCTTGGTTCCATATATTGTTATAAAAAATAGAGGAAAGACATTTAATCTCTCCTCCATTAAATTAATTGTAATTAGACTAAAATATAGTCTACATATACATCATACGTAGCAGTTGCTGCAGAGTTACTACTAGCTTGTGCTATAAGACTAATTTCACTATCTACTGTTAAATAATTACCAGCAGTTGTTGCTAAAGCCTTAACTGAAGGAACAGTCTGAGCACCTAATGCAGAAACATTAGATGTAGCTAATACACTAATTGCACCAACCATCAACTGTACAGTTGCCGAAGCTCCTGTTAAAGTTACAGCAGATGGAGCAACCATTCTAATTCCTGTTACAATTGCACCAGCAGGAATAAATTTACCAGTGGACACAGTTGTAGCAGCATTTGGAATAGCTATAGAAGCGTAAGCTGTCCTTTTAATATCAAATTCATTATAAGCCATTTCTATACATTTATTAAGTTAATAATTAGAAGGATACATTTCCAAAACTACCTGGAGTTGAAGCCATCCAAGGATTCAATACAGATAATACATTAGCGGTTTGACTAGCTCCATCTACAATATACAACTCAGTAGTTATACGAGCTGTTTTATTATAACTATCTGGAGAACTATACCCTCTTTCGCTTTCAATAACGATACTATCATAATTAGTAGAAGCTACTGTACGCATAGCAGGAGTAAATACTGGGAAATAGGTACGATTAGTCACACCCTTATAACCCTGTGCTTTCTTCTCAGCATCACGAACACGTTGCCATGTACCGTTACCTGGAGTAGCAGTAGTAGTATATGTTACCGTGCTAGTCGAATAGTTATTAGAAAGTAAGGTTACTTTAAAATTAACTTGGTAATATTCATCTATTGCATTAACTGAATCAGTTACATCATAAGGCATTACACGACCTGTTAAGATCAGGGTAGTAGCTGTAGTTGTAGCATCTACTCTACGAGTAATATGTTTGTTAACTACGGCTGCAAAGTTTGTAATAAATGTAGCCAATGTAGCTGTAGTTGTTACATAACGGTAAGTTACAGCAACTTGACCAGGACGATCATAAGTATCTGTATAAATTACACGAATTGTATATTCTGTTCCTACAACTGGTGTAAGAGATGAAAGGTCGATTGTAGTAACCTGTGCTGTAGCAGCGGCATATGCTCTACCAAGATATGAAGTTACTTTATCACCTTCAATTGCATCAGATACAATTAATTTACGAATACCGGTAACAGTTGTACCAGCTTCATTTGTTGTACTATAGGTTAAACCTACTGCTTCTGCTATATAAATTATAGGGGAATCAGCGATAGTGATTCCGGGGGAAGCAAGTTTGAAATTCTTATCTAGAACTATAATCTCACCTTCTGCTGGACCATTAGTACCTGTATAAAGGGTAGCTGCGGTCAAAGCTGCTGTACGAGCTATAGATTTTCCGATAAGTACTTTATTTACTCTATCCATTGTTTTTATTTGTTTTAAGTTATACACTTTATTTTTGGCTTATTAAAGCCTCATACATTGTTTGGTTTCTGTAGAGAAGTGTACAACGTACAAGTTCTTCTACTTTGCAGACCTATTTCTAGGCTATCGTCTAGTATGTTACTAATCGGCATTTCCACGTCGAACCAGTAATGTATATTGTTTGTTACTCCATAGTAACAATTTCGTTATTATAGGTTTGTTGTCTAGGATCTTTAGTTCTTTCCAAATACATCTTTGTAGCAATTTTAACTACTTCATAATGAGTATGTTCAGGTAGATTACATGATGTTGAAGGTAATGCTACAACTGTTGGGGAAGTTAAATATCTTAAGTGATATGTTGGAATTGTATAGGTTCCATCTGATATAAGTTCTACAATTGCCCCCCTATATAATCTAAGTGGTTTAGCCTCGTAGTTGAACAATATATGTTCACTGAAAGGATTATCCACATCATCCCTATATCTATCAGTGGTGGTCTCTAAAATGCCCTTCCTGGCGGTCTCAGTAGATCCATTCCTTGTATACGATATAGTTGCTTCTTCTCCTAGTGTAAATAAGTAACCAGAAGGAATAGTTGCTGTATATGAATTAGGTTTAATTGTACCTACAGATGTGTTAATACTAGCTTCTGTTACTAACGTTCTTATATCATCAATACGCTTTTGAGTCTGTTCAAAACCCTCTCTCTTTGGATTATTTCCAGTATATCTATTCTTTACAAAAGTATCTATGGCTTTATTTATCCAATAGAATATTTCTGTTGAGGTAGGTTTAACTATAGGATCTTGAAAATTGGCCTCTCTTTCAAAAGCTACTTGCATTTCTCTTGCTGTCATATTATTTTGTGAACGTTAGTGAACCAATGAGTGAAACGAATTATTCTACTGTAGATGAATTAATTTGAGGAAAAGATTGTGTTCTAGGAGACTCTATATTTTCTAATAGTAGATTTACACATATAGAAACTATCTCTTTATGAGTATGTTCGGACAATTCACAAGTAGTAGTTTCGTATGTTCCTGGAGAACTATATATTAACTTCTTAGGTCTCTTTATATAAGTAATATCACAAGTAATTGGATAAAATTCATCTCCATGAATAAATGCTAATCTACTATTACCTATGTAGTAAAAATAAACTAGAGGTCTAAATATATAAGGATTGTTTACTGAATCCTTTATATATCTACTTATAAGATCCGTTGATATAACATCTCCTGTTTGTAAAGCATCTCCTGTTGTATCATAAACAGTAGAATTTAGATAAAACATATAAGGATTAGTTAGATCAGATACTGGTAATGCTGCTTCTCTTACATTTGAACCTAGATAACTTCCAGTTAATGTAATTTCTGAAGCAACAACTACTAAAGTTTTAAGATCATCTATACGTTTCTGAGTCTGATCATACTTCTCTTGTTTATAGTTATTACCAAACAATCTTTGTTTAATAAACCTTTCTTGAGACTCATTAAGCCAGAAATCCAATTCTTCTTGTTGAAAACTAGCGTATTCAAAAGATGAGGTTTTATCTAAACCTAATCGTACAGCAATATGCATTTCTGGTACTGTCATTACTTACTATTTACTTCATTTATAATAGTTAATTTTAAATCTCGATGTTCTGTAGAATCTAAATAATTAATAGCATCATCTAGGGTCATACCTATTGTGTCTACTCCATATTTATACTCAGATTTATTCTTTTTCATTACATTCTTTGCAATAGCATCTGATATTAGGAATTCTGTTTCCCGACGTTTATTATCAACCCATTTATCAAAGAACTTTTTAGGATCACGTTCAACCATTTCATACAGTCTATTTTCAACTAATTCTGAACTAAGGTTATCTGAACGATGTCCATATAAACGCAATAGTTTACGCATATCTGTAAGAGATAATTTATTAAACTCTATAGCAGCTTTTCTACGTAATTGTCCATTCTTATTGGACTCTAATGCTTCAATTTCTTTATTGATTAATACATAATCAGCTTTTGGTTTACTCATGTCACTAAATCCATCTGCTACATCCTTATGACTCTTTAAGAATAAATACTTAACTTCATCATCAGGTATCTCAGTATTTAGTACAATATCTTTACTATCAGTTCTAACATAAAAAGTTTTCCAAAAATTGGAGTAGGGTAACAACGTACCTGGTTCCATTTGTAATATTTTTTCTAACCTACCAGCAGTTGTTCCTGGTTCTAATTTCAAAGATTTATCTTCTTCTACCAATCCTGTATGTAAATTTCCAGCTCTGGTGTAGTATGTACCAATCCAGTCAAAACAATTTTTAAATCTTCCTCGCACTCCCGGCATTGCATTTCTAAGCAGGGGTCTCAATATAACTTCCATTAATTTTAAATTAAGAGTTAAACATTTATAAAAAGTTAGGGGAGATATTTCACTCCCCCTTCTTTAATTACTTATTAAATTCCATATTCACTAGATACATAGAGTTCACCTGCCGAAGTAGGATCTTTCATCATAATACCTTGTTCTGATAAGAAGTGAACTTGGTATCCGTCTTTTGCATTAGAACGGAGTGTATTGATAGATTTTGCAAATCCTGTTCCAGGAGCTGCAGACCCACCTGTATGCCACATAACCATTTCACGACCCTTTTTAACAACTTTTTGGATATTGGATTCACCATCACGGTTACCAAAATCAATGAAAGTCATACGATAGGATTCAAGTGGTTTACCACTAATTGGATGCAACTTTCTGTTCTTAACGATATTATCGTAAAGTGGGAAATGTTTCAATGTTAATTCAATACCATTGAGCATCTTATAAGTTGTAAACTGTCCACCTAAAGTAAGGTCTTGACCACTACCAGTTACAAATTTAGTATCTACGAGTGTATAAGAAGAAGCCTTGGCTCTCAATATACGATCGAATTCTTTCATACCCATTTCACCTGTAAGAGCTACGAATTTACGTTCGCTATTACCAAGTACATTATAGGCAAGATTGAATAAGAAGTCTTCTACTAAGTCTGCAGTAAGTGTAGTATATGATTGACGATTAGAAGGAGCGATCTGTTGTAACAAACCAGAGCCTCTATAAATAGGACGTCCATTAGAACCAACTAAGTCTGTGCTACCATCAGCATTGCTACTGTACTTATCGTATACCAACTGGTATTCAATAGTATTGTACCATTGACGTAAGGCAATCCATTCTTGATAGTCACTCCATAAATAAGAAGTCCTTTTAGTTTTAGGATCACGCATTGCTATTACCATCAAATCGGATAAAGCAGAACCAGTAATATCATACGATAAACGCATAGTAGTTAATTGGTTACGTAATTTAAACGGTGTTTGATAGTTCACGATATCAGCTTCTTCACTGTATTCAGGATAAGCAGAACCAGCACGTGATACTTGTTTTCCAGCAGCTAATAATGATGGAAGAATATATGATGTAGACTGACCATCAGCCACAACAACTGTATAAACCCAATCACTACCATCTTGATATGGAGTACCCTGTACAATTACTTGATATTCTTTATCATCAAATTCGAGGATAGCACCAGGACCAAACCATTTTTCACCTAACCACAATTGAATAGGAGAACCATTTTGACCAGGAGTATCAGTTGATACTACAGCGGAACCCTGCCATCTAGCTTGTTTAATTGAAATTGCTTTTTCGCTTTCAATCATTACAGGCCACTCATACTGACGATTTTCAGTGATGATTGTTTTACCTAAACCTGCTGTCAAAAAGTCAACAGTAGTATTTTCATAACGTCCGAAAATATAGGATAAAACATTAGACACTCTATGAGGCTCCGTAACTAAAGCATTAGAAAGCATATTCTCGTCTACAAGTCCAGAAAAATATTTGGACCTAAAGAGTTGAAGATTATTTAATACGGTATCTTGCATTTTGTTTTAATTTAAATTAATGTTTAAAATTTTCTTAATTCTCTACCTGCTAGATCCCAGAGGTTGGGAACTTTACTATTTGACTCTTCTTGATCGGATTCAGCATTCTTTGTGCTCTTTCCTTTTGTCTTTAATTTCAATTTAAGCTTCTTTATAGCTTCTGTGGTAGCTTTTTTTTCCATTTGTTGCTCAAAATCTTTACCTTTCATTGTAAAGAAAGCAGATTCAACTAGATTGCGGAGGTCATTGTTATACTCCTTTTGATACCTAGTCATACCATCTTTATCCGGTTTGAATATGTAGTCTACGAGTTCTTGCTTTTCTTTCTTAGAAAGTTCGAAACCACGCACATCTTTGGCTTCGTCTATGATTTTCTGTACGCTTGATATAAAGTCTTGTTGTTGTTTTAATTCAATAGCAGCTTGTTTTTTCTGTGTCTCTAATAGCTGAGTTTTAACTTTTTCTCTATGTTCCTTAACCTCTTCTAAAGAGTCTTGAGCTTCTTCTTCTAGAGAATCAGAAACCTCGTAACGAGAAATTAACTTTTCTATACGTTGTTCAGAATAACCTTTATTACGAAGACTTTCTTTAATTATAATCTTCTGATTAGATTCCTTTGTTAAATCTACAGTGTCAATATTAATCTCAGTTGTATAAACTTGTTTATAAAAATCAGATAATTCCCCACCATTTTTAACAAATTCATCTAATGCTTTTATATCATCGCTAGCATAACTTGGAGCAGAATTTTCTTCAATTACATTTTGCATGTACTCTACTAATTCCTTAATTGATTTAGGTTTTTCACCTTCTTCAAATTTCCAATCTAATTCTTCAACAAATATATCAGCAAATGCATCTACTAAATCAGCCTCTTCATATTCTACCTCAACTAACTCTTCATCTAATTTTGTTTCTTCTGAAGGTTTAGTTAATTTATTGTCGATAGCCTCAAGCACTTTTTCCTCTATATCTTTATCTTCTTCTAACGTCTCAACTCTTTTAACAGTTGGTTTAGATTGCTTCTCAGGAGATTTTACCTCCGATTTCTTTGGTTCATCAGTATCTGTAGGTATTTCATCTACATCATCTAACTTAGCCATTTGTCTTTCAATTTCTTCGGGATCTACTATAGTATCACTACCTGCTTCATTAAATGGTAGGAACATATCACTCATTTCGTCAAATCCACCGAATCCTTTATTTTTTGCCATAATAATTAATTATTAATTGTATTCTTCTAATATTCCATCAAATTCCATAAGGGCTATACCTGTAACCCCAGTCTTCATAAGAATGTTGTATTTGTATATAAGATCAGCAAACTTAGCTTCCTCTTCAATTTGTTCTTTTACAAACCATTGAGTAAATACATATCCAGCATGACATCCTTCTTTAAGGGCTAAATCTGCTGTTATGTAATATGAATCAGATACACTTATCTCATGTTTATAGGATGTTTCTATTACATCTAATATATCTAGATATTCATTCTGAGGTTTACTTATTGCTGGAGTAATAGGGCAACAATCCCTATCTAGTAAAAATTCATATATCTTGTTCATATGAGTTAATTCCTCATCTGAATACTTCTTAAATAGTTTAGCTGCACCGAAATATCCATTATCCTTACACCACATTGACATAGCTAAGTATATCTGTGAGGAGTAAGCTTCTGCTTCTATATGACTATTTAAATCTTTCTCCAAGACAGAAGAGAGGCGCTTAATGGTTACTCCTAATCTGTCTGGAGATTTAATTGTTGTTGGTTTCTTTAATTCCATTATTTTGTTGATTTACTAATTGGTCGATTTGCAACCTTTTGTTTAATAGCTATCTCTTTTTCTTTCTGCCTCTCAGACACCATATTAGACCTCACCACTTCATTTATTTGAGCTTGCTTAAGTCTACTATCGTTTTCTATCTTACGTGTCTGTAATCCAAGCTTTTGGGCCTCTAATCCAGTATCTTCATCACTATTATCCATATCAGGTTCGCTATTAGATTCTGCCCCAATTAAAGCAACTTGAATCTGTGTTTCAGATTTACGTATAGAATCCTCTTCTTTAATACGTCTATCTTCTGCCATAGCTTCTGCTTGTTGTTGAGCAATCATAGCATTCATCTGTTGTTGCTGTTGTTCCATAGCCTGTTGTTGCTGAACTCTACGTTCTTCTATCTCTTGTAACTTATTCCTAACTTCAGATATACTCTCTGTTGTAAGTATTAAAGCAGCATCTGATAGAGTAGCTCCATTTTGCATAGCTGGTTGAATAAGACCTTTTAATGCCTCTAAGTTCTGATTTTCTCTAGTTGAATCATTTACAAACACATCGAAGTCTGAGTATAGAAAGTCATCATCTATATTTAAGAATGTCCTAGAAAAGTCATCTACTATAAAGTTTAACTTCTTACGTTTATTCTCAGTCCAAGCATATTTAGCACAGTTAAGTAAAGCAGTGTATGTCCTACGTTTAACTTGATTATGTATCTCAAATAGAGGTTCTGTTATATGACTAGACTGTACTACTGATCTCTGTACATTACCAACTAATTCATTAGATGCTATAGATCCTTGACGTTGTCTAGATACTCCAGAAAGTTCTCCACACATTTCTTCAATTTTATCTAATAAACCTATATAGTCAGCAATTACTTTAGACATAGTTAAATCTGCTTGACCAAATTGGTTCATAGAAGCGGGATGTCCACCAGAACGACCAGGTATATCCCAACCTTCTTCATATGGATTAACTAAGTTGACACCTAATGCAGATAAGTAATGCATCCATTGTTTGATATCAATCCCCATTGATTTAGGAATTTGTGTGATATCCATAGTGATTATCTTACCTTTATCTCTAGCCAAAGCTAACTCTAGACGATACCAAACTACTATATACATATACTGTAAAGATTTCATAGTATCCACTAGAGATCTATTCTTAGTATTAGTACAATTATATTTAGCCCCTACATAAGGGAGTTTAGATACCTTAGGATTTTCTAATGACTGATATTGGTATTCTACAGGACGTATTTCTAAGTATATATCTGTACCTATTCTAAACCCTTCCCATGTTTCAGTAATCCAATCTTTTTGTAGAGTTAGTCCCATTGCCTTCTCTTCGTCTGACAATTTAAAGAATTCATCTACAACATCTAAATCATTACCTTCTCCGTCTACTATGTAGAATATCTTCTTAAATGACTTCCATACTGTATGCCATACAGGTATAAGTTGTCCTTTAAAGAATTCATCATTAGTAATATCTGAGATAATCTTATCTTTATATATGATGGTATTAAAGTTAACATCACTAGGTCTAGTCTTTAGAGAATCTCCTCCAACCATTTTAAGTAGGTTATCTAGATCTGATTCGTCCATAACGTTCTGAAACCTATCGTATATTGCTCCAGGAGCCATTCTAAAGCGTCTCACGGCCCAATCTCCATCTTCTATATACTCTATATCAGGATCGTTATCATAAGTGAAATGGTAAGGATTTACACGTTCACACATGGGTTCTCCATTAACAATTCCAGTATAGTATACTTCTTCTCCTGCTATTAATCCGTCTTTCCAACCTTTGATAAACTCATGTTCTAATAAGAGTTGTTGACGTAAGTACTGAAGAGAGTCGTAAGCTGTTTTCTCAGCTACACTAGAATACTTATTCTTGATATAAGAATCTATTTCCTGTAACTTCTTATCTATAACTTCTTCTGGTTGTCCCTCTAGTGTAGATGATATATACTCTTCCATAAGCATGTTCATCTTAACTTCCTGTACCTGCGAGATAGACTCCTCATTAGTAGAGAATACTTTAATATTGAAAGGACGTTTTGTTTCCTCACCTATAAGCAAATCTATTTTAGACTTGATTATATTCATACTTTGAGGATGTGCTGGAAAACCATCGTCCACATTATATGGATTAACTACGTATTTAAAGTCATCTTCATTAAAGATTCCATTATATAAATCATAGTTAGTTCTTAGAATATCTCGTCTAGATTTACCACTAGCGTAAGTAGATCCTTCTCTAGAGATAAGTACATCTACGCACCCTCTCCTCCAAGCTTCATCCTTCTGTTTTAGTGGTAATTTCTGTACTGGAAATTCCGTTCGTTTGTAATATAAATCCATTTGTTTCGTTAATTAAATGTAGTGAATTCTCTGTTCATATCAAACACAGGATATTCAAACAACTTTTTAGTTTTTACGATTACCTCTCTATTTTTATTATGCAGATCATGTAATTCTTCTTTATATATCATAATCATCATTAAAGCAATAACTCTATCAGTATTAACTTCTCCATTATAAGCTATAAGTTCTTCTAATAAGGGTTCTGATAATATTTTAGTAAGGTTTAGTTTACCTTCCTCATACTCTTCTAGTAACCAATCTCTTATCTTTAATTCAGCCCAGTCTTTAATCTGATTAGTCATGTGGATACCTTTACCACGATTGACTCTACTATCATTTATTATTTTTGATATAATACTTGGTTGATCCGCCAACATGTAATCTGAATGCTTATTCCTCATATATACTGAGAGACCTGGCCATTGATTTTCATAAAGACATGTAGCATTATAGTATATTAATAGTTTTCTTACATTCTCATAAAAGTCGTCAGCGGATGCTGGTCGACCTGTATACTCAGCTACAATTGTATCAGAAGTTTTACCTAATGATTGAAATCCTTTGTATATAAATATAGAACCTAATGAATCACTAGATTCTGCTTGATTATGATCGTATGGATCAGTTCCAGCTAGATATAATCCCCAAGGAGGATTTGGTTCTGGGTGTTCCCATATCACTATAGCACCATCTTTAACTTGAGTCTTATCTAAATTATATTTAGTTATATCTTTTGGTTTAGCCTGCTGACTCCACTCTAGTATTCCATTTGGACCAAAGGTTAAATCACCAACTTGTTTATAATTACGAATAACCTCAGTAGTTTGTATATAGGATAAATGGTTTAATAAATCCTTTTTAGGAAATATGTTACCACTTACTTGTAGTAAACTTTCTTCAGGACAAAATGGTCTTTCAGCACAATGGATATCTATTTGATTTTTATCCGAGGCCTTTGTTATAATTCTTTCTCTTTCTTCTTGTTCTCTTTTTCTAGCTTCTTGTATGAGGGAGTTTCCATCCTCATCCATAAATCCTCTTATGTTATAATATCTTGGCCAGAAGAATCCACAAGCTGTACCTGACTTTCCATCATCCCATATATTATTACATTCTAGAAAGTTATATACATTAGGTTCATAATAGAGTTTACGCATTTCTGAATAGTCAGCTTCTTGTTTACCTCCGGTACCTTGGAGTATAATTAATCCAAATGCTTCACCATCTTCCTCAGCCCCATGCCTTAAACTAGAGTATAAATGTATAGGACTTGTTATTAATCCAACCTCGTCTATCACACATAATTTAAATCGTTTACCACGAGGTTTATCTGGATTATTCTTGACACTTAATCCTATAATCTCTGATTTGTAACCTACTTCTAACTGAGTTGTTCCATTATCTAATAATAAAGAAGCTCTCTTATGTAATTTAGTATTTACTTTCTGCGACTTCTTTGTCCACGCAGTATGTTCATTTATAAAGTCTACTATATCCCAAGCTTTAGTAAGAATCCCATCTTTTGTTAAAGATTCCATTTCTTCTGTGATAGCTAGTGATGTAGATTCTGGTATTAGGAAATAGTTTCTAGTCAACATACTAGATCCTTTAAATGATGCTCCAATACCACGAGGTTTTAGAAATGTCAAATGTTTACCTTGTTGTTCAGCTTCTTCAACTGCATCAAAGAAAGCCTTATCATAATCCCAGAAGTTAGGAAAACTACGTATACTATTTAATTTTTTAAACTTCTTACCGTTCCTCTCAACCTCTAATTCTTCCCTTATAATAATAGGGGAGTAATTTAAGTAGAAATAATTATATCCAGATATATAATCTCCATCTTCTGTCAAATACCCTTCTAGACATCTAAGAACTTCTTCATCCCAGTACTTCATATAAGCTGTAGTACCTTTTGGATGAGGTGTATAATAACCATTCTTTTGCCAACATATGGCTGCCTGTCTAAATTTGTCTGTATTAACTATCTTTTTAACTTCTACTGTATACATATTTATTTTGGAATTTCATATAGTCCAATTTGATTATCTCCTCGAACTTTACTACCTTCAGTCCTATCCGCTTCAAGTTGTTTTTCCAACTCTCTCAGAGACTTTATGGCTTTTCCTAACTTTTCCATTGATCCTAAGTACTCACTTATATCAAATTCTTTCTTATCTTTTTCTTTAATACCTATATAGTAATCTTCTATATCTTCTAGTGAATCAAGAGCAGCATGTACAACCCTTTCGTATCTAGTGGTATTAAGTTTTTTATACTTCTCTACTGCTTCTTGTATTAGTGAGTCTATCTCTTTTATATCAAAATCCTTTTTTAACATTACTATTCTATCAAACTCTGAATAATTTTTATAAGGATTCTTATCAGATTTATCACATAAAAATACTGCATAAGTTATTTCATTTATAGCTCTTTTCTTATCCTTAGATTTATCTCTATCCCATAACTTTCTAAATTCAGGGACTACTAAAGATTCTGCTTTCAACACTATCGTTGATCCTACTATATCAAATATCATTTGGTCTCAGTTACGTCAGGGTTACTAATTGGGTTACATTTCTGAGCTATTCTAGACTCATGATTTTTTACATTCTTTATCTTACTCTCCATAGTTTTACCATATCTAAACACAAACTTCCCAAAAAATGGGATCATTATTGCTCTTGTGTCATTAGGATCTTTGATACGTTCTGATACAAAAAATAAAGGATGATCACATATTAACTTGATCACCCTCATATCTTTGTAGAATCTCAAAGATAAATCCTTTAGAATTGGGTCTACCTTATTTGATACTATCATATATTTATTTCTTTAATTACATTAAATATATCGTTAAACTCTTCTTCCGTATATAATTTATATTTAGGATTAGAATTATGTAATAATAACTCTAAATAATTTCGTTGAGTTAATATTTCATTCACTACATATACAGGATTCCAGTCTTTATCTATTGCTCCATTTTTACAAGTAAAATCAGATATTTCAACTAGAATTTTATTATCATAATATAAATATCCAGTACTGTAAGTTTTCCTATATGTTTCAATATCTAATCTTCTATTGTGGTAGAAAGTCTTATCTTTATATTCTAATATATATTTAATCATATATTACTATAACCATTTGTAATTCTTTATAATAAACCAAGCTAATTTTAATGCTTGTATAAACTTAGAGGTAGATGATATCTCAATGATACTCCCTGCATTCTTACCCCTAGTTGTACGGTACTTCTCCCAAACCTTTACATTAAAGATTGACTTACTAGTACCTTTAATATCTGTTTTCCAACAAACTAATTCCATTATTCTACAACCTCCATTTTAGGTTCATAAGCTACTTCAGGAATAACTTCTTCTATTTCTGCACTCTCAACTTTAGGTTCTTCTTTCCTAGTTGATCCATCTGATTCTACATAGTATAAGGCCATTGTATTCTTACACTCTTTACATACTAATACTAACTCTGCATTACTAGCAGTTGGGAGATTAATCTGTACCCCACCTTTAACATCTTTATCTAGTACATACTTACTATTACATTTACCACAGTGTACTACTAAATGTGCAAACTCATATTGTTTAACTTCTGGCTTAACTGGAGCCGTATCTTTATTTTCTTCCATTCTTAATAACCTTTTTTCTATTATGTTTTCTTTGTTTCATCTCCTTATCTATTCGAATCATATCTAGTAGATAATAACAATCTATGTCCTGTAATGGACAACTCTCGCATCTACTGCTCATATTACCAATTATATATTGTTCTATAAGGATTATATGTATAAACTACTGGGATATTGTACACTCTATTTTTAATATGTTGTATATAACCATCTATTGGATTTTTATACTCATCTAATTGCTTTTCTAGATCAATTACTTTCTGTCTAAGTAAATCTAGATCTGTTGGTTCAGATGGTTTAGCGACCTCTTTTACCACATCAGATTCGTAATTAGGACTATCTTTATATCTAAACTCTTCTACTTTCATATCATTACCATCATCGTCTACCCATGTAAAAAACTCTTTAAAGTCATCTACTAAGTATTCAGGAATAGTAACTTTTAATGACTTCTTACTACTTCCAGATTCAGTAATATCCTCTTCAACTTTGAGGATCTCATAATTAGAATCTTTCTCATTATAATCTAATATATCTCCAGGAACTAATCCTTTAACTGCTTTAATTACTTTTAATTTCATATTTATTAATTAATTTTATCCATTCGTCTACAGTATCGGAACCACAATAAATTATCCAATCTCCGTTTAGACTATTTAGGTTATTAAAATCTATCTCTTTTATTGGAGCAGTCTTCATACTTTCATATATCCCGTAACCGGTCGCATAATCATTAGTTGTCATTCTGCTTCTTTATCTATATAAAACATACTTGTTATACCTTCTGCAATATAATCATCTGTATTCTCGATTATATCTTCATAATTATCTGCAAAGAACTCTGAGAATTCAACTACATCCTCTTCATTAACAGATAACATTGCTCTCTCTCTAATCTTGTCTAAGTTAATATTTCTATTCATATCACTTATCTATAATTGTTTCTAGGAAACATACTTGTCTCATTCTTCCATCTTAAATAACCTTCTGGAAATGACCTATAATCTACTTCTTCTCTATCCTCAGTTTCTATGTCTGTAGAATAATTACTATTATGAATATAACAAGTTTCTCCTTCTGATTGACTTATACGGGGATTACACCAACAGGTTTCAGATTCTATGTGATTATAAGTATCATCTGATATAATGTGTCTATTCATTACTTCATTGTTTTAAGAGCATTGTCAATCATAAGTTCATCCATCATATCTCTACATGTACAAGGAGTACCATCTTTTAATTTACAATATTTAGCCTTCTTCCATAATTCATCTAATAATGGAGTGGGACTATTATATTTGGTAATCTCTACACTACCATCATCAAACACTAATATTTTATTTACAAGTCTACTCATACTTTGCTGATTTAATAAATTGATGAAGTAGATTAGCAAATCCTTCTACAAATTCCTCATCCTTGTCTAACTCCTTTTTACCCATAGTTTGTAATATACCGTGCACTAATTCATGATAAAATCCAGATTCTATATAATCTTGACTACAAGGTGATCCAACATAATTACTAGATACTTTAATTCTTCCTGTAGCTAATTCTATCCAAGCGGCACTACCTGTTTCCATTGGATTACTAACAACCTCTACATTAATTGTAGATCCACCTAGTTGAAATGATTTAGGTATAGTCATAATTATTCCTTACTAAAATCTATAAATGCCATTCTGTATGATTCAACCCCCTTTGAGTGAATTGGTGAAGGATCATCATATAAAGGCATATATTTGAGTGATAAATTAATATCTCCATTGTACTCTCCATACTGTCCAGATTTATATAAGGATTTGATATACTCATCATTCTCTTTTTGTATCTCTAATGACCTCTTATTAACCTCATCTTGATTTAGATAATCAATATCTTTAAATCCATGAGATACTGACATCCATCCTTGTGATCCAATAAAATCATTTACATCATTAGAGCATGAATCATATCCTTGCGAGTTACCATGAAAAGCATAGATGGAACTTAAATCACTTATACCCTTGTAACTACCGGGCATTTTATATGTTCTTATATCACTCATCTTAATATCTATTTAAATTCAATATCTTAACCCAGTTATCAAAGTACTCCCATAGGTAGTCTACACTACCATCATTAGTCAAGTATAATATCTTAAAGATAATCTGCCAACCACTAGTTCTTCCAGTATACGTAACTGTATATAAACTGTTACCATCGAATGTTTGATTATAGTAAGTATTGTATATCTGTCCATATATTGACAACTTATCCTTGTTATTCTCTATACGCTTATCTTCTTCTAAGTCATCACTCCAGTACATCTTGTATAAGACTGGGTATGACTCAATTGGAAATGTTATTAAACTCATGCTCCTTTAGTTATTAAATCATCTACTTTACAAATCTCTTCAACTTTATAGTATATCTCAGCGAATACTTTATTTAATTGATTGAATCTATAGTATCCACAAAAATGAGTTCTTTCTATATGAAAATCACAACATCCGTCCCATTTAATAAATCCCACACACATTGCTTCTTTTTCACAAACTACACTTTCTTCAGATTCAGTCATCTCTAATATTTCATATACCTCAAAATCAACATTAGTCAGATCACCACAATCTTTCATGTAATTCCACTTGTATATAACTACAAAGTATAGGTCTGGATACACTACTGTTATTTTATGCTTATCTATCATTCTATTCCTAATTGTTTAAGTAGTTTACGTAATTCGTTGATATTCTTTATAACATGCCATTGAGCAACTTTCACTTCTACTTTATTTATAATCTTTGTTATCCATAGTAATCCAGAATCATCTTTCTTTCCAAACCATATCTTATCACCATGACTATTTATATACTCAGATTGAGAACCTTCTATTAGAGTAAACCCTAAACTTTCTATATCAGACTTATCTAAATATTTAACTCTTAATTTATCGCTTTCTTTTTTAGAATTGTATATATCTAATATATTCTCCATATCAAAATGATAATCTGAAAGTACTGATTTTACCCACTTTGATTGTAGTTTTTCAGGACCTATATAAATCTCTCCATTTATTATAACTCTATCCTGTGGTGAAATAACTTGAGACACATATTCTTCATGCTCAAATCCAACGTAGAACTCCTCGATTAATGGAGTATAGTAATTACTTTCTAGCATCTCTTATCACTATTATACCTTCTGATATAGAAGGATCTATATTATTAATTGTAAACACTATTGGTTGAGGTTGTTGATTTTTAACAACACTTCTAGTTATTATCACTTTCGTAATCTTTGTCATTGTCTATAGAATTACTATACATATCCATTACCTTATCTCCCAATTCTAAGTCATTGTTAGTTACCGGTTGACCATTATAAAAAGCAACATCACCATTACTATTTCTAGCATATTGGGGGTGTTTATTAAAGTACCATTCTCTAAGTTCTTTCTTATATTCTCTTACATAATCCTCATATTGAGGAATAGCATCTGCAAATTCACTGTGTTGCACCCACTGTATAAATCCCACACAACTCGGAAATACTTCAGATTCTTGTTCTAATAAATCCTGTATATGTATATCTTCCTCTACATTATCAGGTTGTTTATCTAACTCAGATTCTATATACTCATTGATAAACTGTACATCTTCTGGGGTAGTTGTAATATAATCCATATCATCTTCTAAAGGATCTGATAGGATATACTCTGAATTATCTTCGTACATACCGAGTACCTCTCTAACAATTGGACCATCTAATTCATCATTATCTAGAACACATTGTTCTAACTCTATTCCCTCTATATTAACTAATTTCCCCATAGCATTAAATTTCTTCTTAATTTGTATAGACTACCTATATCGTCACCAGTATTTTGATAATCCAATGATTTATTTTTAACTCTCTCAGACACTAAAAATATAATTCTAGTTTCTAGAGCATCGTATAATAAATACCTTTCATCGTATGTCAGTAGTTTGGATATAATCCAATATCGTAATTTATTTAACATATATCTTAATGTTTAGATCTTATACGTTTATCCTTCGGATAAGTTCCACTTCATGTCACAAAATATTATTCAGTAATTAGGTTTGTAATTATTTAATTAGTTTGTGTAATCTTCCCCTATAATGCCCTACCTGTCAGTAAGCACTTAGAAGTTTAAAGTTAGATTTCGTATCTGTCGTAAATCATCTTTCGACTAGTCCTACCCCTCTCTTAGCTACATTTACCTTACTGGTGGAGGGCCAGATCTTTATACTAACTTTATTATCGACACTATTGGGGACAACATAGAATGACTATTTTATCATTCCTATAACCCAACTTCTAATCCGCTCTATCATTGACATGCGATATCGGATGGTCCTAATTCTAGGGTGTCTAATTTCTTCTTATTTAATGTATATCCTGAAGCAACTAATTCCTCAGTAATCTCACACATACATCTATCTATAATCATACAGATACAAACCTTACTATTAGGTCTAATTGTATCACTATCTCTAAGATCGTTTAATTCTTGAACTCTATCACATAATTTGTTAAACTTAATTCTATCCATATGATACGTTTTATAAGTCGTTATACGGAAGGTAATTAATAGGGTTACAAAAATCACTAAGAATTTTAACAAAATTATACTAATTTTTCTAATAAAATTTTTTATAAAATTTACAAATTATTGGGTATATTTGAGGGTTTAACTTACCGTAGTCGATCACCCCCCATACGCAAGCGAGAGGGAAGTCCCCTGTCACATTGTCTAACCTAAAATATTTCGTAATGGCTAAAACTAATTCTCCTGCTAACGCAGGCAAAGCTGTTATTAATGGTTTCCGTTATGTTAAAGGTTTCTGTATCATATCGTTATCTAATGGTGTTACTGGTATTATTGGCACTAGTGCTGATATGCCATTGGCTACTATGTTGTCATTGAAGGGGCAAGAGATAACTTATGAGCATACAGGTACTCATGACGGTCACGAACGTTACAGATTGGGGTTTGCACTATAACAGTGCATCCCTTTTGTTTTAGTCTTCATGACATTGCTACATAGAATTGTGACCGATTAGGGAACAATTGTGCATTAATCTCATTAAGAGATTAGTATTAACATTTAATAGGGTTGATAAACCCCCTCACTGCGCCGTCCCCCTGGGACATTGCCTCGAATTGTAGTTAAATAGGTTAGTAATTGATGATTTAGAGGATTATTATGAATGTGTAGCGATTACATGAGAGTGTAGTTGTGTGATACTGACTGTCGGTCAATTATCTATGTCATAATATCCTCTATTTTCTCATTATTACCATACTTATATAGCTTCCCTCACATTAGGAAGCTCTGTGTTCTATCATTCTAGTTATAACCCTTGGTAATATTGGTGCTGATACATCAATTTCCTTTACTAGAAAGGTTCTTGTGTCCACACTAGTGATTTGTGTGTAATAAATTAAGACTATCATATGAAACCAATTTATGTCTTTCTGCCAGTTGAGTGATAAGAGAACACAATAAACTGATAAGTCCTTGCATGTTGCGAATAGGAGGAAGTGCGGACACAACTAGGAAAGTAGGTTATTCTCAAATACCGAAATCCAATTACTAATACAGCGAAGTGTAATAACTTGAGAGTCCAAAGCCTCTGTAAATTGTAGATGGGTAAGTCTAACCTAATAATATAAACAATGGATAATCAAAACATTCGAGGTTTCAGAATCATCAGAAAAACAATAGAAGAGCATGTAATTAAAAGTAGTGAACATACAATGTATGATTACCATTATATAACATGTGTAGTTATTGCTCCTCAAACTGTAATAAATGGTATATATGTAAGACCTTATCAAAGACCTTATAAAATATCGTTTCCTTTGGATTAGAATGAATGGAGGATTTATTAATCATAACTAAAGAATCATGAAATATCAAATTACTATTCTCAATTACATTCCATTAAAGTCTTTTCATTTACAATGTATTGCATTTGGTCAAAACTCAACACCAAGTGTTCTAACATTCCATACATTATATGGATATGAATTATTTGACAAACTCTTTAATTATCTGGAAGCAACAATTGCTGAAGCAGATAAATGCAGTGCATCAGATTGGTGTATTACATTAGATGAAGAACTTATTTGGTATGAATCACACATTGTGACAATACCTAATTAAAACACAGGTTAGACAGCTTAGAAGGATTGGTGTATATACGCTACGCTTACCGGCGATTTAGCACATCTAAGCTCTCTTTTATTTCATAGTAACTAATCAAAACATTACATATATGAAATTACACAAACTACAAAATTACATCATTCTAGTTGTAATATCAGCATTTTCATGTCTGGTGTTCTACAATATCATCACTAGCGAACATCCTCAATCCAAACACATACTATGTCTTCTACTAGTAGTGCTTGTAATGCTCGGACTGATGACATGGTCTGCAATAACAGCAGAACCAACAAATAAACATAAACATTAACTTAATCTGAACAACAATGTTAAAAAACGATGTAGAATATGGTTTAAAGATTGTAAAATCTAAAAACGACGAAACAAAAGAACCCGATTTAACAAAACCTTATACAACAAAAGACGGTAAAGCCAACTACTTTGTAGTAGAATGGTTAGCACTTGGAACAGTATTTGGTCGTGTTAATACAATCTTACAAGATAGAGCTTACTCAAAAATAATCAACAGTTCTATTGACAAAATAATGTTCGACGCATTAACTGATGCAATTGAACAAGGATCGTTCGAAAAATTACAAACCGGCTTAAAAATTGATCCAGGAGCATTTGGTTTAATCGGAAATATTGCAGAACGTGAAGTTCCTGCCCATCATATTTTTGATGAAAACGATAAACCATTAAAAATTACCCAAGGAAAAAGAAAAGGTGAACTTATGGTTCGTACAGTTATCCGCGTATTTGTACCACTAAATGGTGATGCAGATGTATATATAAACCGTGAATTAAATCGCATACCTGATGCCGCATTTATTAAAACACCAAAAGGTAACGCAAATGACTTGCCAATCGAAGACAAAACGGAATAACGTTAAATTTATATCATCAGACTGTGAGTCTGGAGTGAGGTATGCTACCCTCACATTCTAGGAGTTATTCAATCATACTATCAGTCTAACTGGTAACAACTATGATGGGATAATTCCTAGTCTTATCATTTTGATGCTAAGGTCTATGAGCGTGAAATCCGCTAGAATACCGTTCAAATCAAAAATATAATGACATGTCAAATCTAGCTAATTTCACAAAACTTCAACTTATTGCTGACAATCCACGTCTTGATCTTAAAATGTCTATGACAAAAGATCAAATGATCGCAAAAATTGAAACTACGACAAAACCTCCGAAAACAGCAAAAACAAACCGAAAAGGAGAATACTAACATTTATTGTTATGAATAAATCACAGTATACTAGGGAGTGTCTACTAAGACACCCCTTGTTAATCTCAAAGTTACTAAAGGATAAATCATTTAATCCTAAAATAACTAAAGGTATTCTCTACAATATGATACCATTCAGATCTTCAGTTGAAATCGAATGTATCACTTCTCTAACAAGAGTGTTAAATCTTAACACACCAAGAAGATATACAACAATGCCAAAGAAATACGATATATTAGAATATAGTGATGATAGACTCAGATTAAAATCAAAAGATATCTGTGAACATCGTATATCTATTCGTAATTATTCCCAAGCAGCAGGATTATACAAAATACTTCAAGATATGAAGAAATATTGTACATTAAATCCTGGATCTGGAATACACCTTCATATTGATGCTCATAAAATAACAAATCATAATTTTATAAGATCAGGTAACAATCAACAAAAAATTGAAGATTTTCTAACATCTAAATTAGATACACTAGAAGATATATTTGGTAAATATACAGGTTGTTACAATCGCAAAGAAGTTAGATTTGAAAACAAAAGTAGTTGGATAAATATTAGATATAATATGGATAGTATTGAATTTCGTATTGCTCCCATGACATTCGAATATGAAACAGTTATTTTATGGATCATTCAATGTAACCAGATCGTTAAACAACTTCATAAGAAATTAGGGATTTCATATTAGTAATAGATAGTTGATACAGAGACTGTCAATAAAAGTATGAATGAAACAATTGGTACTCCTATTTTAGATAAGCGCAGAATAGGGTATCCCATATAGATAATATATGGTACTATATAATAAAAACGTCTCTATCGTGGGCAAAAACGCTAGATGATATCTGAGTATCAACATTTTAGAAACGTTGATTATAATCTCATTCTAATAGAGGGGCTGTATACGCTTTATTAGAATAACTTTATTTAAACATATTGTAACAAAACTAAGGTAAACGTTCGGGGTGATTAAATATCTATAATATGATATGACCGTGTCTAATAAACAAAAACCCTGTTGATACTTACACCTACCTAGTAAATAGTCGGTGATAATATAATACAAATATGAATTGAGATATCTATCAATATCTTCAACATATGTAATATTTGTATTGGCAGCTAAATAAAACTAACAAATTGAGTAGACTCGGTTAGTATTAGCCTTCAAATATGAAAGTATTTGTCGTATAGATGTAATAGAGATACTATTAAAGAGTTGTAATAGGTTTGGATCCTTTATCTTCTAATTTATCTAATTGTGCGACTACACTATTGATACGTGTAGTAATATAAGCGAATATTTAATTTGAATAAACTCAAAGATCTATCTCTAATGTTGTGAAATACGGAGATATTTTTACTAAATAATGTATTAATCAAAACAATATATATTTTCTTAATAATAACCATTTAATCAAAGAAAAATGAGTAAATTTAAAGTAGGCCAGTTAGCTATCTTAACAGTAGGTATTTTATCATGTGGTTGTTCATATGCTGATAAAGGTACAATTTGTAAAATTGCTGAAGACAGCGGAAATAACAATTACGAGATACAATTATGTAACAATGGTTGTACATCTCCGGTATATTCGGAACAATTACGTGAAGTAACAGTACTTGAGAAATACAAAGCTGTTCGTCGATTCAACAAAGCGACAACTTATGAGTACACCAGTATTAATTAATCTATCATTAGTAATGGTATTATATCTCTTAATAGGATTTATAGTATCATTACTAGAGTTATGTTTTCAACATTATATGACTCCTGGTATGATCTTCAATAACTATGGTAAATGGTTAAATAAAACAGTTAGGTATAGTAGTATATGTAAGAAATATAATAAGAATAAACCTATATTATATATATTAGCATATTTAGCTAAACCATTAGGTCTATGTCCATATTGTAATTCTACTTGGATAGGAATAATCGTATATATCTATTTCTTTGATATATCTGTACAAATATTCTTATTTATAGGAATAATATGGTTCTTTGTACATTATTTAACTCATAAAATATTTAATCATGTCTAGAACAATAGTATTTAAACCAGAGTTTGAAGCTAAACTCAAGAAACTTAAAATCAAAACTAAGTTTGTAAAGAATTGGAAAGCTAATAAATGGAAAGTTACTAATCCTATTTATCAAAGAGAAAAAGCTAATAGTGCGGATAACTGGGAATGGTTTATTATATACGCATTTTCTTGGCAACTAGCCCCAGAAGGTCATGACTATTGGGAACATATATCAGATTTATAATGAAAACTTATAAACAAAAGTTATTAGATCTAATTCAAGATGAAATCAAAGATTTGAATAGGTCTAAAAGTAAAATCAATGGTATTACCTTAACTGACTTTTCTAAAACAGAATTGTATAATTATGTAATAAAAAGAGTATCTAGATTACAAACTTATAAACTTCAAGTTAGAAGACTTCCTGCTACAGTTGTAGCCTCTAGTAGATTTCCTACATCAAGACATTCAGTAATTAACAGTATCTATTTATTTAATCCTGAAATCATAACTAAATTATATGACTCATCAAAGCGCCATTGAATTAATGAAATCCAGTAAATCTGTACAAGAATGGAATTCTAACAGAGAATTGGTAAAAGATGCATTTCCTCATAAAACTGAGGATGAACTTCGTAAAAGTCCGTTATTATTTATAGACGGATCAGGTTTAATCTCTAAAATATTAAGAAATGTATCCAAAAGTTAGTAAACCACTTGGTAAAACGTTCAAATCACTACAGGAATTAGATACAATCAAAAATCTATTCCCAGAGAAAGCACAAACAACAAGTACTGCTAAACATCCGGTATTTGTAAAGAAACAACAATCATCATAACTTTATAATAAGAATGAGATTGTTTGGAGTACTGGTTCAGGCCAACTTGAGAGTTCGAGTCTCTCAACTCCACTAACTTTAATACAATGATTATGAAATACTATATCATTATTGTTTTAATTCTATTAGGATTATTTATATCAAATTGGGTATTTAATCATATCAATTCATGGTTAGGTATTGCAAGTTATTTAATTCTATTAGGATTAACTGTGTCTTATATTATCAAACAATTTAAAAAATTTAACAAATGAAATGGAAAAGTTTAATGTTTTTGATCCTAACCTTAGGATTCATCAATTTCACATCGTGTGAACGAGTTGCTCCAAACTATGTGGGAGTATTAATGGAAAATTACGGTAAAGAAGGTAAGTCTGATTTCTCTATTCAAAAGGGTAGAGTAAATGTAGCTGCTCCGAGTACAGAATTATTTCAAGTTCCTTTATGGGAACAACGAGCTGATTTTGGAGATCGTGTACTACATTTAAAAGCATCAGATAATACTGAATTTACAAGTAAGCCATTATATTCTTATAAAGCTATTGAAAATCGTTCTGTCGATTTAGTATTTGACAATAAACATTTAGGCTCAGGTACTGAGTTTATGAAGTCATTAGAAGACAATATTCTAGAGACTAAAATATACGATTTGATGAAAGAGGAATCCCGTAAATACTCTACTGATGAGTTAATGGCTAATGGGGGATCATTAAAATTTGAAAATGCTATACAAATCATTGTTAAAAAAGAATTTGAAATTAAAGGGTTAGAATTAATGACATTCTCTTGTCAATTAGATTTTAGCTTTAACTTTATCGCTAAAATCGACAATCGAAATGAGGTTAATACTAATATTTCCGTAATTGATCAACAGATTCTTGAACAAAGAAAACGTAATGAACTTGCTGCACTTAAAGCACAGGAAAATCTTATTCTATCCGGTGGTTTAACAAAAGAGGTTCTTACACAACAATTTATTGACAAATGGGATGGACATACCCCTTTATATGGGAATACTCCTATCTCAAACTTAGTGACTACAAAGTAGTCCTATTAGAGCTTAGTAACCAGGCTAAACTGGAGGTTCGAGGCCTCCAAGCTCACTAGTTATTAATAACTATTTAAAAATAATATATGAAAGAAAAAATCAAATTAGTGGGACAATTGTTGGATGATACCAGACCAACAGTACTTGCAATTGAGGATAATTTATCAAAGATTGATCCAATTGTAAAAGAATACAAAGAAACATTTCCTGACATATTTTTGTCATGTGAGTGGGGTTATTTTAAACCAATTATTTCAAATGAAAAGAAAAGAGTATTATCACTTCTTTTTGGATCATTAACAGCCGGTTTACCGAACATTTTATCAAGTCTAACCAAATAAAATTATTAAAATGACACCAAAAGAAATAGCAAAAGCAATAGATGGATTATCTTTAGAAGATGCTCGTAAATTAGTTGAAGAACTAAAATTATTAGGATACGTTGCTCCAACAGTAGCAGTAGCTGCAGTAGAAGAAGTTAAAGAAGATGTAAAATCCACATTTAACGTTATTCTAAATGACTCAGGTCCTAAAAAAATGGATGTTATAAAGTATTGGAAAAACAGTAATTCTGATATAACTTTAATGCAGGCAAAGGCAGTAATTGATACTGTTCCAGTAACATTAAGGGAAAACATCTCGGAAGTTGAAGCTAAAGCTTTAAAAACAGAACTTGAAGAGCTTGGTGCTAGTGTAACAATATCATAAAAAGTACTCATTAAGTGAGCAGGGGAGTCGTGTCCCCGCTTTTTACTAATTCCCCCTTTCACAATTTGTGATTAATTGTAAATAGTATTAATATAATCAAAAACAATTAATCAAATGAATAATACAAATTTAGCATTAAAATATCAGGAAACAAAGAATCTTATCGGTGAAATTCAAAAGACCGATCGTAATTTACTTCGTGATTTAGTATTAGTAGCCACCCCAGGTGAAACTATTGAATTAATGAAATACTTTGAATCTCAAAAAACCGTAGCTGGAGCTAATATAGCACAATTAAATCAAAACAAAGCTACATTACATTCAATATTAGAAAAACGTATAGCATTAACTGCAGAAGTATTAAATATCCGTCAAGGACTAATTATACCTACACCAGATGATGTAAAAATAGTCAATAGCATTAAGAATAACGTAATTGATCCTGATCTACAAGATCAACCAATTGAAGAACGTCAAACAAAACAAGAAGTTACTTTAACTAAAGCTGAAGCAACTAGTGTAAATCCTAAAGGTAAAACCGTAGATGCCACTAAGAAATTTGTTAAAGCTGCAGAAAAAGATACAAAAGCTCAATCTCCTATTATAACTGTTACTCCTAAAGATCAGTGGTTCAAAGGATATGAGCGTCAAACAGTATTTGGTAGTCTAATTGATCTTCCACAAGCAGTACAAATATTACTTCAGGCTAATCCAAGTGATTTAGATAAAATTGATGAAATTGCTAAAATATTAATTGATAACAATATGGCAGAAAATGCTTTAAACTTATCTATTGATTTAGCAGTTAAATCTAAACTTCTTGATCAAACTGCCGTTGAACAAAGGTTCTTATTTAAAGTATTACCTAATAGAATAGGTACTATTTGTGAACCTAAAGATGATATGGAAGAGATATCTTTATCTATGTGGATAGATCAACTTAAAGCTAAGTTAGATCCCAACTATTTAGAAAGTAAAGGTATAACTTCTATCGTTAGTCCTGATTCAATTACTCAACAGGATAAAACAGCTTTCAATAACGAAGGAACTCCTGGTTTAACAGCTAGTGGTACAGGATTAACTGTATCTACAAATAAACCTGTAGAAACAATAGAAGAAGAGATAGTTCCTACTACATCAGTAGAAGGTTTAACAAAGGATTCACTTTTTGCAGAATGTATTCAGATGTTAAAAGATGGTAAACAGAAAGATGCTTATCCTCATTTCATTAAATCTATTAAAGATGTTACTGATATCACAGATGATCAAAAGAATGTATTTAAACCTCTCTGGAAAGATCTAATGACTCATTGGGGTAATATATCCAAAGCTACTACAGAAGTCAGTGGTGAGCCTGTAAATATCGTTAATGAGCCTGCTACAGATGAAATAGTTATAGATAAAGATGCTTTAGTTGAAGCAGCTCATGAAGCAGCAATTGAAGGTAAAGAAACTCTTACTGAAGATATTGTTAAAGAAAAGGTTAAGTCTATTATTCTTGAAAGTTTAAAGACTAAGTCCACTAATGCAATGAATGAAGTTAGAAAATTCTTAAAACCCCTTAGTGTACGTAAATTACTAGGAGGTAAACAAGCTGGAGAATACTTCAAATCAGTTAAAGAAGAAGTTATTACTGAAAATCCAGAAATCGAAGTAGATAACGCATTATTTCGTCCTTTAACTAAATCCATAGATTTAGCTACTTCTAAAGAGTATGCAGATGTTTACGAAAGCATCATTCAGTGTAAAACTAATGTAGAGTTCGAATCTCTTATTTCAAGCATACTATTTGAAAAGAAAGATTTGATCAAAGATGCTTGGGCTGTCGCATACAATGCTACATTACAACATCTCAATACATTTGATTTATACAAAGAAATGGACGATAGCTCTAAAACCATTTGGTTTAAAGCGTTCCATGAAAAAGAAAAGAAAGCCCGGTTACAGAACATTAAAGAAGTTAAACCAGTAGTAGAAAATACTGAGGTATCTACTGAAGTACTTTCAACTGAACCAATTAAAATCGAAGAAGTTTCCGAAACTACTCCACAAGAGATTATAGAAGAGAGTCGTACTAATGATAAAGTAACTAATTTCTCTGCAATTGCTAAGGAAACAAAAAGTAATAGAGTTAAGGAATTAGCTGTAGAAGCTTTAAAAGCAGGTATATCCGAGGAAGAACTTGCTAAGCTCATCAAACAGAGTAAACCTTATAAAGGTACTCGTCCAGATGATATGGTTAATATCATTAATAAATTAAAAGTAATTGCCGAAATTAAAACTAAGTAAATTACTCCTTTTTTATCTTTCATAGTTTAAAGGATCAGTCTCCTTTAGACACAAGAGAGGGTGGCAGTGATGTCATACCTCTCTTCTTTTTACTATGTCTAACTAAAACCAATTATATGACGGATTTAAAACTAGAAAAATTAATAAAAGAAATAGTTTCATATGCTAAAGAAGAAGGTATGAAAATTATTACTTATAAAGGAGATGAAGTAGATAAGATACATTTCGTATCTTTGGATTTACAAAAAAATGAGATCTATTTTGGTAATAAAGAAGACTTTATAGATCAGAACACTAAATCTAACACGAAAGTTATTGAAAAAAGAGATTACTTTGTATTAGAAGATGGAAGTGTTAGTGAAATTATTTCCTACATTCCAGAAGCTAATGAAATAAAAAGGTTAAGAGATTTTACTAAATGCTCTATCAAACAAGCAATAAGTTATTTAACTAAAACCAAAGGTGATATGGACTTAGCTCGTGAAATGATTAGAAAAACTCATCTTAAATAATTAAATTATGGGATATGAATTAATAATACGTGTTTCTAGCAATGATAGGCAATCATTAGAAAATTTAAAAGATAATATTTTTCCAAAAATAATAGTAAATGATGATGAAACTAAATATTCTAATATCACTAATTATTCTAATTGGACAGATATTAATAATAGACAAATTTTCAATGAAAAGTCTGCAAACCTCACAGGTTGTATTATAACTGAATTAAACCAATTAACATGAAAAAACAAGAAGAAACAGTAATTGAACGTATAGTCCGATATTCTAAAAATATCTTTAAACTAAGACTATATAAAGAACTTTTAATTAAAGCCAGATCAAACAGTGCTGAAACAGGAGTTATATTACATACAAGTAAGTATTTCCAAGAAATGCTCGACGAAGTAGATTCTCGTATTAAGGAGATTAATCTTCAACTCAAAGGACTTATTCTTCCACTATTAACAGGAAGAAATATATTGGGTTATAATGAAGAATCGAACATATGGGCATTATCGTCAATGGAAATGAAACAGGGTTATTTAATCCTGGAAGAACTAAAAGATCCTACTGATACATCAACTGGGTCATCGGAACTAATTTTATTTTTATCTGATTATACAGATAAGACTAATAACATTACCGCTGGTACAATATTACCAAAAAAGAAATGTGCTAACATCTTAGGAAATCAAAAGTCCTTATTAAGTGATAGCCTAAAACATAAATCTATATTTCATGACAAAAGATAGTAATGAGTTATTAAACTCAATGAGAAAAATAGAGATAGCCCGTCATAGTGTAGGTAAAGATCCATCTATTATGGCTATTACAAACATTACCAAATGTTTTAACAAGATTATGGGTAAGATAAATTCTACTAGAAATAGTAGATTTATTATAACTAATGAACAAAACACAATGACCTTGGTAGTCGAAAATCAAATAACCGAACCAACTCATAGTGACGAGTATCTCATAACAATCCATAATAGTGGTCAAACATTCAAAGTAGAGGAAGTAATCTCTCCTATTGTTAGTAATCAAAAAATAACAATTATACAGTATGAAAAGCAACTTGATTAAAAAAATTATAGCGTTCTTTGAACTCTATTTAGAAAATATCTTTGTGATACAGAGAGATAAAAGTTATACTTATAGGGAGATATTTGGAAAGTCTAAAGCACTTGCTGAAATACTAAACAAAGCATATGAATCTCCTATTAGGATTTTATTAGTTGCTAATAACAGTGTTGAGTGGATAATTACATTCTTTGCAATACTATTTAGTAGGCATAGGTTAGCACTATTTGATATAAAATCAGATATTGAAGACCTACTTGTAATAATACCCAGATCTCATATTCAATTAGTAATTACGGATAATGCTACTGTATATAATAATTCTAGCATTCTATGTAACATACTTTGGATAGACACATTTATACAATTTTCATTAGAAGATGGAGATTTATCTGAAACAAATACATCAATATTAGTAATTTCACCAAGAGCATTAAATCCAATATATATAGATCATGATAAAATTCTTGATACTATGGTATTACTTGGAAGAAACAAAATATTCGATACTAGCACTATTTACTTAGCACAAATGGGATTTGCCTATAATTATCTAATTGGACTATTACTACCACTTACATGTGGTATAACAATAGTAATACCCAATAATGAAGATACTTATGGCTTAAGAAATGAGTTAGAGGAGTATGAGCCAGAAGTTGTAGTAATTACAGCTTTTGATTTCGTACTTCTCTATAAGACATACATTGAGAATGTTGAGGATTTCAAAAACAACATTCTAAAGGATTTAAAACTGTGGTTTATTAGAAAATACTATCTTAAATCAAAAATAAAGAAGTTATTTCCCAAATTACAACAGTTAATAATTCTAAACTCTACACTACCTCAAAAGATAGAGAGGACATTAAATAGGTTAAAAATACCTTACACTACAACTTTTGGCAGAGTTGAAGAATGTGGTATAACATCTTATGAGAGACCTGAAAAGTATGTAAAAGGATCTGTTGGCAGACTATTAAGTGATGAATTACCTTCATCTAGTCTATTTCAAGAAGATAATTTACAGATTGATCTTTCTAATGACTTCAATCAACACATATTCTTTGATGGTAGAAAAGAAGATACTATACATGGTAAGTTTGGATATATTATGACAAGTGATGCTGAAAACACATTTAATCATATTAATACTATACAATCATGCTTACTAGTATCATCAAACGACAAATTAATTCTTCTGGTACATCTTAATCAAGATGTCTTAGATTATCTAGGACTATCTTATGACAGATTTGTTTTAACACTTGAACAATATAGGATTATCATCAATTCAAAAACTAGCAGTTCTGAATATATTGATGAAATTATCCCTATATCAGGAGATTTTCAAAGAGATAGTTACAAACGAATAATACGAAAATATTATGAGAATCTTTCTTTTCCAATTTAATGGAAAAATCTACAAAGCACAGGGAACTACGGTTACATCAATATTGATTAGTATGTTCACTATACGTCAACTAAGAACATTGAAATTTGAAGCTTGGGAGGAAATATGATAACAAATAGAAATTATACATCAAAAAATATTGACAAGGTTTGTAATAGATTTAGAAATAAAGAGTCTAAACAACGATTGTCAAGAAAAGAAGCCAGAGAACTATTGGATAAGTATAAATTTATGTCAAAAATTCCAGGTTATAAAAACTAAAGGAGAACGTACATCCTTAAATGTACACAACACAACTTACAATTAAACTCACTAGAGAACAATAATAACTACGAGGTAACTCATAGCGCTAAGTTATTACTCTAAAGTCGTCAGGATTGTAGCAGATCCTTCGTATTATAAAGACCTATTATTAGAAGATAGTGTACTTCAGTTCAAACTATCAGTAATGAGAAAAGTGATTCGTTCACAGTTTGACTATCTTACATTAACGAGTTTATTATAGAAGTTATTCATATTTCTATGATAAACTCCTTCTAGTACATAATTCAAATACTAATACTATTTGTTTATAATACCTCTTGTATAACATTATGATTAGCGATAGGGTGAGATTCCCAACAGATGGTTGTGTAAAGGCTAACGAAGACAAATTAACATAAAATGTAGGTGTTCTTTAGAGTAAAACCCTTTGACAAACAAATGCGGTAGAAGAAGTCGGTTATTTTATAGAAGTAATTTTAGTATACATCTACGTAGAACGTGGAGCCTATCGTAAATAGGTGGTCTCAGATTCAGTGTCAAATCACTGGTGTATTAAAAGATAATTCAGTTTGTGGTGTCCCTGGGAAATGGGTATAAACACCTGATTGTTACCAGTACTTAAGAAAATGAACTGGAGTCACATACTGTACGAATATTCCAATTACGACAGGTTGAAAGGAAGTTGTATAGAATTCAATATACAATGAAATGTGTAAATTAAGGTCGATATTTACGTCCTATACAATCCAATGTATATGAGACATTATCTCCATGTAATTCATTCTGAGTTACAGAAATACCTTCCCAAACAATATTACCAAAAATAACAAATTTACTTTCTTGTATTTATCAATAATTATTGATTAGTTGCAACACAACTGTAAGGTTGTACATGAATTAATCAGCTTCATAGTGAAATATGGAGACATATAGTTAGAAGATAAGTGGCCTACGGATATGGCTAATAATACCGTAACACTTGACTTAATCATCTCATAAGTGATAGGTTTAGAAAACCATAAGGATATAGTGTATTTATAACGATTTAAATATCGTAAACAATAAACTAGTAAGTCTATATAAAAATAGACAGCTCATTCGTATATTACAAATAAGCAGTAGAATTACAAAATTAGCAATAGTTACAGAATTCTCAGAAACGACCAATAATTGGCTTCTGCTGTTAAAGGACTGCTTACTTTTTTATCTTTAATCTAATTAATATGTCAAAATATAGAATAATTAGTCAAGATATTCCCGAAATTTCTGGTAGTAAAATAATAAAGGATACCAAAATGGGAGGTATCAAATTGGTGTATGAGGTAATAGATGGAGATAAAAAACAACAAGTTATCTTTATTAAACCTTATAAGAAAAACTACGCATCATCGAAAGCGATGTGTGACAAAGGTAAATGGGGTAATACATCATCCCCTCTAGCGAATGTATGGATCAAAACACATATCAATTACAAAAATCAAAATAGTATTGAAAACATTGAGTTTGCTTCAAGTTTAATTGAAGTAGATGATCCAATTTTAATCGGAAAATTAAATAAGTTCGAAAAAATATTTACTCTTGGGGAAGAGTCAAATCTACCTAAAAAATCAAATTTATTAACAATTATCACTAAAATCAAAAACGTTTTAAATTTTAAATAACAAAATTATGGCCAAAGTACAATTGATCGATCAGAATGATTCAGAAGAATCAACAAAAGAAAGTTTATTTGATAACGATGCTCGTGAATTAACCGATAATGAACTCAAAAGACTTCGTAGTGAATTTCTTCATGATATTGCTAATAACGAAGGAGTAATTTTTGAAATAACAGTTCGTTCAATCAAAGACGATGAACGTAATAATGGTGCTCCACGATTTGACGGATTTATGGTTCGTACAATTGAAGTTGATAGTCAATCCTTTAAAAAAAGGGGATTCGTTTCTATTAACAACGAAATTGATCTTCCATTACAAAGATCTCGTATCCTTAGCAAAGGACCTTGGTACTTCTTTTCAAAGGATGATTGTATTGAAAAATACGAAACTTTGTGTATCAACGAATTAAAGAAGATCAAGAAAGAAGAAGAGAAACAAGCTGAAATTCTTCAGGATATCCGGTCTCAAAAAACCTATATGGAAGAACTTATTGCAAATAAACGCTTCTAATCACAAATTATTAGGGATTACTCTTAATTGAGTAGTCTCTAATTCTTTTCTTTATTATCAATCTAATCAAATAAATTATTATGAAGAAATTACTTTATCTTATATTAACAGCAATATTTGCTATAACTCTATCTTCTTATACAACTGATAAAAAAGTTGCTACAGGAGATTCTGTATTAGTAAAAACATCAATTAATGTAAATATGCCTAGATATCAAAAGGGGGATGATGCATTAATAACAAAAGCTACAGAAGTTATGCAAGAATTAGTAAGTCAAGGAGATTCACGACTCCTACTTATGCAGGATGCTCTATCTAGTAGCTCAACAAGAATTGAAGAAGTGTGTATATTCTTAAATATATCCGGTGATGAATTATTTAAAAAAGCCAGAGCAGATACGTTAATTAGGTTTATAACAAGTCTGTTAATAGCATTATTGCTAATATCTGGCGTGTACTATCTATTTTCCTACTCTAGAAATTCTATGAATTGGCAAGGAACAATAGTAATTACCATAGTATTTATATTAACTATCATATTACTTCAAAATCATTTGTATGACATATTATCATACTGTTTCAATCGAGATTATCAAAACATCTTAAACTTCACAAAATTAATAAATTAAAATCATGAAAAAGTTTATCGTTCTTATTATCAGTTTGTTCTTAGGTATGTTTCTATCAAATATAACAACCTCAACAAACACAATAAAAAAGAATGATATTACTGTATTAGCTACTTGTACTGGTAACAATGTTGTGCTAGCAACAAACGTATTAGATACAAACTATTCTTTTATCAATAGTGGAACAAATCTCCATTATTACTTGAATAGTATTGCTGATATATGCAGTAATAATCATTCAACAAATTTAAATAGTAGTAACTTACTAACTCCTATATTTGGAATAAGTAAAGTATATACTTCTATTGTAACAACATATGAATCTGTCTCTAATCCAGATAAAGCAAAGACGTTAGGATTGTTGGGAATAAGAAATAGACTTCATTTTAACCTATACTTATATCACTCTGTGAATAAGTTGGGGCGAACTTGACTTACTGGATCAACAGTATTTCATAAATCATATACTTAAAATGAAATCAAAAATAGAAATCACTAAACTTAGGAGGCAACGAATACTGCTTATCCTAAAAACATTATTTCCAGAATATAGATATATCACTATCTCAAATAGTGGTAATATAACGTTCAAGAAGTACTGGATTTCCTATGGAAATAAAGTAAACATTTTTGAACTAGCTTTTACTGAACTCAGTAAGAGATTAAGCAACTATAGAAATGGAAATCAAAATTATTTCGTTGTGTATAATGACTGCCTTCGAGATATATTATCGTCTCGTAAGAATCTCATTGATTATATATACTTCGAATTTACCAAAATCAGAACTAGCTCAAAAGTAGAGCTGTTAGTTGAAAGATCTCAGTTTGCATTACCAAAGGGTGATTCAAATAAAATAACAATTGGTGAAGTCATAAGTAATTTGCGAGTTACGAATGTATCATTAAAAAATGGATTAGGTGATGCTTTTAGTTATATAAAGCGATTAAACCTAGAAAGTAAACAGGATAGAAGTGACAGGTTTCGCTTCATATCTCTAATAAATACCTAGTCTAAGTTGGGGAACTTGGACTTTAAACTAATCACAAATTGGCCTCAGATACTCAAATATCTGGGGTTGGGACTAAAGTTATGACCTTTCCGAGGTAGTCCTATCACCCTGTATATCAAATATAGGTGAGCTATGCATCAAAGCTTAGAAGCAAATATAACTAGTGATTATCGTAAACCCTTATCTAAAGCCTTACGTATAATAACACCGTTAATGCTTTTTAGAAATAGAAAGCTATGTCAAACCAAAACAACTAATATGAAACAATACATATTCGTATTCCTAATGTTTTGGTTTAATTCACTATTTGCACCTGAATTATCAATACCTCAAGTGCAGAAACAGATCTTAAACCAAGAATCTGTAATAACTCCATTAGAGATAAATAAAGACTCTATTGATGTTACAATTCTTACTCATTATAAAATGTTAGACAAGTTTACAAAGTCTGATAGAAGAAAAGTGAGAAAGATAGCAGATGATTTAGGAATAAAAACCAAATGGCTTTATAAAATAATAAGAGCAGAATCTGGAGGAAGTACTAAAGCTGTTAATAGACAGACCAATGATCCTAAAGATGATAGCTTAAGAATCAGTAAAGGAAGAGCAGTAGGTCTAATACAATTTATACCTAGTACAGCAATTAGTCTAGGAACTACTACTGAAAAGTTATATAATATGTCAACATCTGAACAATTAGATTTTGTACATTTATACTACAAGAAAGCATTGAAAGGAAAGAAACATGTAAAAGAGTCTACTCTATATATGGCTACATTTGTTCCTGCAATGATTGGAAAACATGATTCAACTATTATTGAAACTCGCCATTCAAATCGTACTGAAATATACAAACATAACAGAAGATTTGATCTAAACAAAGACTCAATTATAACTATAGCTGAAGTTAATACGTTTATATCACTACTATAAGAAATCTCAAATAAGGGCCTAATAAAGCCCGCTATTCAACGATCCCATGAAAAAGACAATTAGTCTAGTGAAAGCAGTGCAGCTTAAGAAAGCGCTGGAAAACACTAGAAACGAGACTTATGCAGAAATAAAAGAAATTTATGAAAAAAATCCAACAGATTCCAAGATTGTAGAATTAGAGCTTCTCAGAGATGAGATAACTGAATTAGTTATAACTCTAAATACTTCTATTCAAGAAGTTAATCTCAAGAAAGGTAAGGGAGAAGATAGGTGTAACAGTGATAACATAAAGTTATTATCTGAACTTACAATATTTCGTAATTTTCTAGGTGATTTAAAAATTAGTGACAAGAAATACAATGTTGATCATACAACAAAAATAAAGAATATAGACAGAGAAAGAGATAACTTGTCTAATAAGTTAAGTAAATTTAACAATGAAAAGAAGGTCAAAATAGAAATATCTGAAGATCTCTTACAAAAAATCACAATAACTCTCGATTAAAACATTTATAGGATTATAGTATATTAAGCCATAATTAACTAAAGTAATTACTTTTTGTTTGAGTGGTCAAGTCTTAATATATTGTAATCCTATTTTTATTTATCATAAATATCAAAAACATGATACTAGATTTAAGAATAGATCTAGAAACAATGGAAGTAAAACTATTGTCTATAGACAATCTAAATAAAGAAGATATCATTGCTTTTTTATTAGATTATTACAAATTAAAACTTTCTGATATAATTGATTCTCAAAAAGATGATTCAGTTATATGTAAACAATTTATTACATATTGGTTAATTGAAATATTTGATACTCCAGCAAAAGAAATAAAAAATCTACTTGGTTACAAAGAAAATAGTTCTATTATATCCGTAGCTCATAGAAGAATACATGAATGGGTATTTATTTCAAAAGATTTAAGATACGTACGTTCTTATAATAATCATGTAAGATTTTTAGCAAAACTAGGAGTTAAACGAGAATTAATTGAAACGTAATGAGTAATTCCACTAAAAAGACTGCTGTATTTACAGACAAAGCACATCGTTCAGATAAACGAGCAGCTAACAAACAAATCCGTAAGTTCATTAAATCAAGCGAACAAGGATTTAAATCAATAGGATTCCTTCACAAATTATTTAATAGTTGGAACATAAGAGATTGGAAATTCTTCCCATCTAGTGAGGAAGATAAACAAAAAGCTTTAAGAAAATGACAACTTTATCAAAAAGAAAGTTACAATCTATAATCAAACAGACTCTTAAATTAGCTTCAGATAGTGCTACAACAAAATCTTTAAAGATACCTTATACTGGAGTAAGAGCAGGGGGTCATTATACAATAAAAGTTGTTGATAAAAAGTCGATTACAAAACAATCTAAGAATATATACAATATCCTTAAATCAACAATGAGTGTTTAATTAAAATCTATCGGAAATGGCAAAATCAAAAAAACTATTAGTAGATAAAAAACAGACAAAACAAATAGGAATATTACAGAAGGAAGTAGATGAACTTAAAGCTGCTAGATCTGTAATAGAATCTATTAAAATAGAGAATTTAACTAATTTAGATTCCTATGTAATCAAAGCTAATAGATCCTATAAAGAAGAGTGTACAGTAATTACACAATTAGGAGATGTTCATATTGATGAGATAGTTAATCCTAATATTACTAATAAACTTAATTCCTATAATCCAGAAATTGCTGAATTACGGTTAGAAAGATATTTCACTAGACTTATCTATATGATAAGACTTCAACGTAGAGCAGGAATTAAGATCGACAATCTAGTTCTTCATTTAGTAGGTGACTTCATCTCTGGATGGATTCACGATGAATTAATTGAAACAAATTCAATGACTCCTGTAAGGGCCACTCTTTTAGTAGAGCAATTACTGACTAGAGGTATTAAGACTATCGCTGAAATGGGTGATCTAGTAAATATAGTAATACCTTGTTCCATAGGTAACCATAGTAGAACTACTAAAAAGAATCACTTTAAGAATACATTCGATACTTCATTTGAAGCAATTATATATCAACATTTATCAGACTATTTCAAGAATGCTGGGTTTACAAACGTAGAATTCATTATATCCGAATCTCCATATATCTACTATAATATTTATGGTAAGATAAACAAATTCTCTCATGGTAATCATTTTAATTATCAAGGAGGAATAGGTGGAATAGAAGTAGGTTTAAATAAATGGTCTTATCGTGAAAATGCTGTAATGCCTTTCGATATGGCTTGGATAGGTCATTGGCATAGATACATTGTTAGTCCTAAAGTTCGTATCAACGGAGCTGTAATAGGATATAACGAAATGAGTAGGGCATTTGGATTTACTCCAGAAGTTCCTATGATGCAATTTCAACTTCTTGATAAAAAAAGAGGTTATACAACTAATACACCAATTATATTGGAGGATTTTTAAATGACAGAATTATTTATAGTGTCAGTATTAGTGATAGCACTAGTTTACTATCTACTATCAGGTAATACTGGAGACAATAATGACTTAAACTTTGGATAATGAAAAAATTATCAGGAATAATATGTGATCTTTGTAATGTGCTTATAAGATCTACAAAGAACATGACAAGTGAAGATTGGACAAAGTTAGAATCAACTGATATAACTATTTGTCAAACATGTGAAGCTCCTATTCGATTATCAGAATTAGAATTATCAAAAGATTATATAAATTCTGATTACTACTGGAGTAGAAAGAAGGAACTTGAATTGATTATATCTAACTCATGAAAAAAGTTGATATATTACAAATAGAAGACTCGTGGTACTCTTTATTAAAGGATTACTTCGAGTCTCCTTATTTTAGTGCTACAATGAAAGCATTAAAAGAAGAGTTAAATTGGCAACCAATTATAGATATCAAATTATCTAACTTACTACCTCATAATCCTAAATATGATACTAGAACTACTCCATGTAAGCAGATATATCCTTATTTTACAGATATATTTAATGCTTATAATACAACTCCATTTGAAAAGATAAAAGTTGTTATAATAGGTCAGGATCCATATCATGGTCCTAATCAAGCACATGGTTTAGCATTTAGTGTACAGGAAGGTTGTAAAATACCTCCATCATTACAGAACATATTTAAGGAATTAGATAGTGATTTAGCCACACCTATACCAGAACATGGTGATTTAACTAGATGGGCTGAACAAGGAGTATTACTACTTAACACTAGTCTTACAGTAAGAGAAGGACAACCTAATTCTCATTTAGATATAGGATGGAATATACTAACTGATGTTACTATACAAAGAATATCGCAATTTAGTGAATCAGGAATAGTATTTATACTATGGGGTAAACATGCTCAAAAGTGTAAAAGATTAATAGATCAATCTAAACACTACATATTGGAAGCAGCACATCCAAGTCCATTCAGTGCTTATACAGGATTCTTTGGATGTAAACATTTCTCTAAGACTAATCAAATATTAGAGAGTCAAAACAAATCAATAATAAATTGGTAATATGAAACAGTTATCCGAAAAAGATTACTTTATCCAAGCATGTTTTTCAGATAATTTAAGTGAATTCTATGAAAAGTGGATAAAAGAAAAACCAGATAGACAACAATTCTTTAATAATCTTTTTCATAAATATTGGATTCCATCTAAATATTGTTGTGAATCTGGAGTATTATTAAGTATAGATACAATAGCAATAAGAATAAGCTATTGGACTCCATTTATATGGAAACCTATCCATAAAGATCTATTACAAAAATCTAAACAATTTGAATCACATGAGTGTCAATTAATAGATACAAATTGTAATGACTGTAAATACTTAAACAGAGAGGGATCGGCTTGTATTAAATTTGATAAATTAGTTAAATTAAGTCCAAATATTTGTCAACCAGAAAATTCAAATTGTTTTATACATAGAAAATCAACAATGGAAAAGAAATTAAATTGTAAACAAAGAAGAAAAGCCAAACTTAAACTAGAAGGTAGAATCTTTGGGTACGAATGGTATTTAAAGAATATCAAAAATGGAAAAAATAGTAAACTGGAATAAGTTCGATGATTATCGACTTCCAACTATTGATGAATTTACAGATAATTTTGAGTTCGAGTATATATCCTTAGTTAAAACTGAAGGAATAGTTAAAACTATATATTGGACTAAGACAAAAGGATTTGAAGATTTAACAATAGATCGAATTAAACAAATGCTTAAGATTGGATATGTTAGAGTAGTTCATGATGACACTATTGTATATATAAATATTCCAACAAAAACGGCAGAATTACGTAATAATTGTTCATTTCGATTTCCTATTACTGTAAAATGGAGTTATTGGTCATATAAACTATCCAAAAATAGATATGGGAGAGGTTATAAAGATTATAGTTATGAAACAATCAATCAAAAAATATCAAAGATGAAACTCTATTACTTCTATGTAGAAGGAATAAAAAGTGATTCAAATAAATGGATTGGAATGGGAGTTCATTCATCTCATCCTATTAGACAAATTATAGTTCCTGGTTATAATAAAGACAATATCTATAGATCTAGTGGTATATATAGTACTGATCAAGCTGAAGAGTTATTAACTAATATGACTTTAAATCAAGATATATATCCAGATGAATCTAATCGTCATATCAGACGAATGGGAAAAATATTAGAGATAAATGGAGCACTATATAGAATCACTGGTGGTGGATGTGAATTTGAAATAGAGAATAACTCGAAGTATGCTACTCCATTTGATCACGTAAATTCAAAAGATCAAGTCTATATCTTCACAGACTATAAAAAAGAAGATGTACTAATGACAGATGAAGTACTTCGTAAACAAGTATGGATGGAATTAGTAAATTCTGGAACAATTAAAAAAGACATTCCAGATAAGTTAGTAGATTCGGAATTATACAAATCGCAACATAAAGAAATTATGACTAAAAAAAAGTCAATAGTCCCAGTTAAGGATTTACTGGGTAATGAATTATATATTCAAGGTAAAGAAGACAAGATGTACCCTGTTACTCAAAAAAAACAGAAGCAAAAAATTGGTATATTAAAAGTTCAACTAATAACAAAATCAGAAAGAGCACTTACTGCTACATCTTTTCCTCCTAAAGCTCCGTATAAGTGGAGTCCAAGTAAAGTAACTAAAACTGATTTATCTGAAAATAGATTAGTTTGGGTAGGAACAATTATTGGAGATAAGATTAAAAGAGTATATTGGAGATTAGCTGATAAGTTAGTTAAAAAATCTCCATATAAATACAAATTCTTTACTAAATCTGAAGCAAGGAAGCTACAGAAAGTAAAATATGGTAAGTCGTTTACTCCAGCAAATGGTGATAATGGAATATACATCCCTAGAGAGAAATCTCCAAAGAAGGTATCTTCTAATCACAATAACATAAAGACTATTATAGAAGTAATTCCTTTTGAAAAAAGAACAGATTTAATCAAAGGTAGTCCAATTATTGATTGGGAATGGAATGAAGTTACACAAGATTTTGATCCTATTTATGGTGAAAAATGTTTAGGTCAATTTAATAATATAGTAATTGTCAAAGCTGATCCGATAAAGGGAATACCGCCTACATATGAAATGGTATTTGTACCAGTCACTTCTGACTTAGTAATTACTAAAAAGATAAAAACTAAAAATCAGAAGAAGTCATTACGTAAAAAGCACAGTGGTAACTCTAATAAGATATCAAAAGAAAACTTTAAAGAATTTGTAGTAACAATAGAAAAACATGTTCCAGATGGAAGTGGTAAAGCAGGATTTGTATCTACAGTAATTTCTCCAACATTAGAGAAAGCTATTAATAGATCTTATCATAAATTTCAAGCATCTGTTACAGAAGTCCTTGATTTTGCCCTATTTAAGCACCGTAGTGAAGAGATCGTTCCAGATGGTATACTTATACCAGAAAAGAAAGATAATCCAACCAAAGGCTTCCTAGAGGCCAAAATAGTGGTAATACCTAAAGTTATTAAGAAAGGTGTAGAACAACTATCCCCTCTTATAAAGAAGAGATTTGACGAAACTACCTCCACTATAATTAGTGAGAATATCTGGGAATTTACTAAATGGATTAGAAGGTATAATCCTTTAAGAAGTCCATTTAAGAAAACAAAGAAGTGGGTAACTCCTATCCCGGAAACTAAGACAAAAAAGTATTTAAAAGTTAAAAATACTATAAAAATTCTACATGAATAAGAAAATAAGAATTAACGAATTTTTCATGGACAATGCTTGGAAGTGGAAATGTGGTTTATCTGAGATTGATTATGATAAACGTGATAAAATAGATTCAGGTAGTATAAAATCAATAGAAGATTTAATTAACTTATCTATTCCAGATTTTCTACAAAAAACTACAGAAATTGTAAATAAACTAGCTGATCATCGAATGATGCAAGGAACCTTTAGATATGGTAGTAAAACTAGGGAAAATATTGGTAAATATAATTATAAAGAGTTTCTTCAACGAAGACTAACTTTATATAAAGAAACCAATAATATGGAATATTTAGTTGATCTATTCAATGGAATTAGGCTTGAATGGTTAGAAGCTGAAAATAAAGGTTATCATTTTCAAAGTATTGATGATGGGGAACATGCTCAAGAAATAATCAAATAATATGAAATTAATCAAGCCATCAACAGAAATTCTAACTCCAATTAATGGATTAGATATATTACAAACTCTTGAAAAAGTAGCTAGAACTTGTTATAAATCAGAGGACAAAATAACAGAAGATTCTGCTGAAAAAATAGTTAAAACTCTAATATCAAAAGGTCATGAAGCTATGATTGAATTCTTTGATATTACAGTAAAATTTATCTGTGATAGAGGAGTATCACATGAATTAGTACGTCATCGTATTGCATCATTTGCTCAAGAAAGTACTAGATATGTAAATTATTCTAAAGGACAATTTGGTGGACATTTAACATTTATAATACCATCTTGGTTAGATATACAAGAGGGTGAATTTACTAATGTAGATGATTTCTTGAAGTTTAATAATATGAAAAATCAAGATAATACTCCTATTGGAAGATACGGATTTAATTTACTTCAATCTGAAGCAAGTTATTTATATCTAATAGAACAAGGATGGCAACCTCAACAAGCTAGGTCTATACTACCAAATTCTCTTAAAACTGAGATTAATATTAAAATGAATCTTAGAGAATGGAGACATTTCTTTAAACTTCGCACCGCAGTTTCAGCTCATCCTCAAATGAGAGAACTTACAATTCCCTTATTAGAAGAACTAAAAAGTAAAATTCCAGTAATATTTGACGATATTACCTACTAAAAATTTAAAGATTATCTATTCAAAACACACTAAAGTAGAAATACTAAGGAGAACTGTAAATAATTCCGGGGCTAATCATCCCTTCAAAAGCGAAAAAAGGTTTATAGTAGTGATTTATTCAGAAACCTTGAGAATAGATAATCTTTTATCATACCACTAACGGTTAATCCGAAATAATAAGAATGTATGTTCGATTCAACAAGTGGTACTAATACATAAATTATGTTATATAATCACGAATTATGGTATACTTGTGCAAAGTGTGGAGAAATATATGATAAAAGAATCTATTGTATATCTTGTCCAAAATGTAATAATAAAACAGAATGACAGATAAAGAAAGAGACTATTACAGAAACAAATATAGTCATGTAAATCTATGTTTTGCTCATGGAAGAGGTTGGGATCACCTAACTTTATCCGCAGCAATAATACTAGATTCAAATTGGCCTAATATACCCTTTTGGTTAAAACATTTGTGGAATTGGTCAATGTGTAGAGGATATTGGTTAACTAAATTTGGAACACTAATTAACAAGATAGGATTAGATATATTAATTCCACCATCTTATAAATTTTCTCAGATAAAAGAAAAATATGGATCACTTTGTTTATACTGTATATCTACACCTAAAGTAATAGATATATTAGAACATGCTTCTCATACAACATGTGAAGAATGTGGTTCTAATAAGGATATAGGTATTACAACTGGATGGATTAAGACATTGTGTAAGGAGTGTGGAAAATTACATACTAATTGGGAACCCATTATATATAAATCAACAGGTAATTGTACAGAAATTAAATACTTAAAAGATGAGACCAATTGAAAGAATTGATAACTTTATAAGTAAAGTTGATATTGAATTTTTAGCAAATCGTTGGGGATTAGAACATGGTTTTCTTTTAGATATATTAGGATGGGATAATTCTAGCAAATTCACTAACTATTGGAAAGAAAATTCAGATCAGCGTATAGGACAAGTCCTTATCAATCTAGGGTTAATTCCTGATAATTTTAAAGCTTGGAATGATGAAGAAGAAGATATTCTAGTAGATCAAGAATTAGCTCCAGAAGAATATTTACTATGGACTAGTGTTTATGATAAAGACGGGAATTTACTAGAAAAACCAATAACTAGACTAATTAAAGATTTAGAAATAAATCATATAAAGCGTATTTTGAAACTATATTCTAAAAATATATCTGAAAACTACAAAAAAGGATTTGACAATATTTTACAGAAATATCTTCCAGGAATAACTTATAATATAGAATAGAATGACAGAAAAGAATAGAAAATTATCTAAAGATATATTAGATATATATCTTAAAGATTGTTATGATAAACATAATATAAAAATATCTGAAAAATATATTGGATATATCATAAATGCAATGGAAGATTTTGCTAAAACAAGATTAGCAAAATATGATATTATTATTTCTGGTATACTAATAATGATAGGTATAATTACTGCAATTTTAATGAAAGGATAATATGAAAAGAATTTGGGTCTATGATATTGAAGTACTTTTTAATTGTCATACTGCTACATTTTTAGCAATAGATAATCAAGAAGTACGTCAATTTGTAATACACAAATCCAAAAATGACTTTTCAGAATATATCAAATTTTTACAAACTGAAGTTTCGGGATTAATAGGATTTAATAACATAAATTATGATTACTCTATAATACATTATTTATTAACTTTTGATACTAGACAGAAGATATGGGAGAATTCAGAATTATTTACTGAAATACTATACAATAAATCTAATGAAGTAATTAATTCAGAATGGTCTAGTATACCTGAGTGGAAAACTCTTATCCCTCAATTAGATCTATTCAAGATCTGGCATTTTGATAACAAGGCTAAACATACTAGTCTGAAAGCTGTAGAGATAGCTATGGACTTTGAGAATGTTGAGGATATGCCATTTGAACCTAGTCATTATGTTACAGATGAAGAGGTATCTGATATCCTATCCTATAACTTAAATGATGTACTGGCTACATATGAATTCTATAAGATTACAATAGGAGATACAGAAAATCCTTTGTATAAAGGTAAGGATAAACTACAATTACGTAAGGATATACAAGCTGAATTTGGTATCAATTGTATTAACTACAATGATGTTAAGATTGGTGATGAGTTAAATAAGCTTAATTACTCTAAGAACTCAGGATTAGATTGGAAACAAATTAAAGTACTTCCTAAATTTATAGATACTTTTGTATTTGGACAATGTATCCCTAGTTATGTACATTTTAAGACACAAGAACTTAATGACTTCTATAATCTAATTAAAGATACTCCTGTAGTACAAGATACTGATGGAGAGAAGCAGATCTTTACCCTAGAGTTTAGAGATACTACATATACTATTGCTAGAGGAGGATTACATTCTGTTGATAAACCTAGGAAGTTAATTCCTATAGAAGATCAAATATTACGTGACGCTGACGTAGGCAGTCAATATCCAAATGCTATTGTTAAACGTAATCTCTATCCTAGACACTTAGGTAAAGCATGGATTCAAGGTTATAAAGATAATATATCTCGTAGATTAGATGCTAAATCTACTTATAAGAAGACAAAGAAAGCTAAATATAACTCTATACAAGAGGTATTTAAATTAGCTTTAAACGGTAAACATAGCTGCCGTTTTTAAATTCCTGAATATCGGTGAAAGCTAATTTAAGTTACTTGCGGATTGATCATCCTTAGTAGTTAATTTAATATGCTAATACCGAGGCATAGGTTAATAATATGACTAGTGTAATTCTAGTCGGACAACTAATACTTGTCCGAAAACTAAGATTAATACATATTATTAGATTCAGCCGTAGAGACTAGATGCAGGAACACTGACTACTAAGGATCAGAGTAGTTAAAGATATAGTCCAGACCACAAACAATACATAATGTAGCTCCCAGTATAGGATATAGGATATGGCGCAATGAGATTGGTAATGAAAATTATAGTGGTAAGGGAGGTTTTGGTAAAACCAATGAAATTAATTCGTGGCAATTTGATCCATTAGTACAATTCTCTTGTACAATTGGTAATCAATTTGAGATTCTAATGCTTATAGAAGAGATGGAATTAAATAATATACATGTAGTATCTGCTAATACAGATGGTATAGTGTGTCTATTTGATAAAGATCTTAATAATAAGTATTATGAGATATGTCATGAATGGGAAAAAAAAGTAGGTAATAGTGAATCAGGCCAACTTGAGTACAAGGACTATAAGTTCTTAATTCAAACATCTGTAAACGATTACATTGCTTTAGATAGTAACAATGAGATTAAGCGTAAAGGTGACTTTGAAATAGATTCAGAGATCCACAAGAATAACTCTATGCGTATAGTTCGTATAGCATTAACAAATTACTTCATAAATAACACACCTATTGAAGAAACTATACTAAATCATACTAATATATACCATTTCTGTAAACGAGTTAAAACTGTTAAAGGATGGTGGTTAGAGGAAAGATATTACGATCAAGAACCTATTATCCCAATCTTTAATGATAAAGATGAGAAAATAGAGTTTATAAAAGAATATGGTTGGATTGAGTATGAAGGAAATACTTGGATAAAAAAAGAATGGATAGATAATGGCAAATCTTATGAAAAAGGAGCCTGTCGATTATCTACAGCACTAAATCAATCTATTAACGAATTTAAAAAAACTTATCAGATAGCTAACAAATTATCAAAAAATGTTAGATATTATGTATCTACTAATGGAAAGACATTTATTAAATGTAATGAAGATGGTAGAGAAACTAGTGTTGAAAAAGGATATTTGTCCACAGTATTTAATAGATATAGGAAGTTACCTATGTCAGAATATAATATTAATTATGACTATTATATCAATGAGTGTAATAAGATTATTAACAAAATAGAGAAATAATGACAAACATTACTATAGATGTAGTATTCGCAATAATATCAGATAATTACGAACCTACCAATACAGAATTACTTATTCTACAAGATATAGTACGAGATCTTAAATCTCCCAAGGGATATGCTTTCTTTGAAAGAGGTCAGTCTAACAGGGCATCTAATAGTGACGCTGATTCAGTTAGTATAATGGAATTATTTGACTATAAAGTTAAAATAGATCCAGATAGACTTATCCAATTAAGAGATAAAAAAAGACTTTTAATTAAAAATAACAATAAACTCAAATCTTACAGACAACGTTTCTAGTATGAAAACAATATTAATAATCAACAGCTCATAATGCCTTACAAATTTTACAGACATCTACCTAGAAATGAGCAAGTAATAACAACTTATAATGTTAATACAAGTAGATGTAAATTCATTAATAAACAACCTTATTAAAGTTGATGAATTTGTTGTATTACAATTAATCTATGATAAACAATATGATCTAGTCTCTAAATACCTATTTTTGTATAATAGTGAAGAGAAAAAAAGATTGTTTGATAGGTTTAATTTATTAGAATTCGTAACAAATCAAAATAGTTTAAATGAATACGATCCTTCTAAAATAACTTTAGGGCCTAACTTTTTACGAATAATTGCAAATGGTGATTTTTTCGACGAATTGGTACAAGTGTTTCCAGTGTCAGTTATTAGACCTGATGGAACTAAAGATTTTTTAAGAAACGATTTAAAGCGTTGTAAAATGTCTTATTCAAAAATTACAAAGAATAAGTACTTTATACATCAACATATTCTAGAGTGTCTGAGATATGAGATAGCGCTCAAACGGAAAGAGGGAAAGATGTCTTATTTCAAGAGATTATCTAAATGGTTAATTAGTGAAGAGTGGAAAATATACGAACAAGCTCTAACTGAATCAACTATTGACTCTCTTACTAATAGTGAGGATCTAGGATATGGAAACACCCTCGAATAAAAGCTTAACATTTAAACACATATCTGTTGCAACAGATGATATAGTTTCATACATTGATGATAGACGTAAAGGAATTAGCAGAAGTTTGAAAACTAAATGGAAGAAATTTAATGATAGTTGCAATGGAGGATTAGAACCAAATGTAGTTATAACAGCATGTGGTATATCAGGTGCAGGCAAATCGGCATTTGTCAATTCTTTAGAAACAGATTTATTTGATTTGAATCCAGATATAGATTTTGTAGTATTATCATTCAGTTTAGAAATGCTTTCTAGTAAAGTTGTGGGTAGAAAGCTATCCTATAAACTCAAAAAGACAACTTCTGAATTATATACAGCAGAGAAACCACTCTCAGATTACGATTTTAATAAAGTAGTACATGAGTCAAAAGAAATAAGAAATTACCCTGTCTACTATGTAGATACACCGGGTTCAGTTGTTGAAGTAAGTAACACTATTGAAGTATTTAGAGAATTAGTTAGTAAGGATAAATGGTTAATAATAATATTAGATCATACGTTACTACTAAAACCTAATCCTGGACAAGGTGAACGTGAAACAATAGTAGAACTCCAAAGGGTATTTATTCAACAAAAGAAAATTGGCTTAACAACGATAATTCAATTATCACAGTTAAACCGGGAAATAGAGTCAACAGATCGAATTAATAATCCTCTACTCCATTTTCCACAAAGGAGAGATTTATCTTCATCTGATAGTGTATATCAAGGCTCCGATTATGTCATAGTGTTGCACAGACCTGAGATTTTGGGCTTAAAGACATATGGTAGCAGTCATTGGCCTGTAACAAACATGATATATATGCATCTACTAAAGGTGAGAGATGGAGAACCTAAAATCCTATCCTTTGTTAATAATTTGAAGTATAACTCAATAGATGAGTATACACCAATATCAAACAAATAATAAAAATAACAAATATGATTAATATCATAGAATTATCAGTTTTATCATTTTTGACAGAAACTCCGAAAAAAGAACAGTTAGCTAAAGAATTTGTGGTTAAGGTAAACGATCGTGGACCTTTATATATCCCAGCTTTAGTTAAATTGATCAATAAATACAATAAAGTAGCTGCCAAAATTAAATATGGTGATTACCTAGTATTTAAAACAAAAGAAGTTTATCGGGAAACTAGTAGCAATGATGTTATAGATTTAGATCTTCCTATCTATAAACTTTCGGATGATTTCAAGAAAATTGAGAAACTAATTAATAATTTCTTTGAAAACGTTTACAAACCAGCAACAACTTGTGATATCTGTGACTATTGTCCGTTTAGCACAAAATGTCGACGTGATACTATCATTCGTGATGGTGAATGGGTTTCTAGTCGTAAAGAAGAAAAAGTAACTATTTTTAACAATTATGTTAAAGTTGGTTATGACCAGTATGATATTCATACAAATTTTTATGGTGAAGAAACTGTAAAGATTCGTGGTCAGAAATTTGAAGTATTAAGTGACTATAAAGGTTACTATTTACAACTAATATAATTAACCTATAAGATTATTGGTTAGTTATGATAAGTTAGTTCAAACTAACCGGACAATTTAGACTTGCCCGATAATAAGAGATGTGTCTAATTGACCAATAATCTTATTTTTAAACAATGCAAACATGACTACTCCCTATCAAGTAATGATAGTTGGATCTCCAGGTAGAGGTAAAACATATTCTTTTAGAAATATGAATCCTGAAACCTGTGGATTTATCAATATGGAAGGTAAACCATTACCATTCATAAACAAATTTAAGCATTATTACAGTCCAAATAGTTGGCAAGATGCTTATACAAAATTGATAGAGTTTGCAAAGATACCAGAAATAACAGAAGTAGTCTTCGATTCATATAGTACTTATATGGACTCTGTACTTAAAACAGCTAGAGAAACCAAAAAAGGTTTTGATACTTGGAATATGTACAACGAAGAAATTGCTAAATTAGCTTTCTTATTCAAGAAATATCCTAAAGATATTTTTGTTACAGCTCATTATGAGTGGATACAGAATGAAGGTGGTGCAATTGAAAAACGTGTAAAAGTGAAGGGTAAAGAATACGAAGGTATGGTTGAAAAAGACTTTACCATAGTGACTTTTGCTGATATGCGTATTAAAGATGAGAAGAAAGAATACTATCTTAAGTTAAACACTGACGGTAAAGATTCTGCTAAATGTCCACCAATGTTCTTGGTAAACGAGCAGGATACTATTCCTAATGATAGTAATTCGTTTCTACAACATATAAGAACAGTTTTAAACAATAATAATTAATAACAATAAGTATTCAAGCAAAAATAACTAAGTTATCAGAAATGCCTTATTAAAGTTGTGAATATTACTTATAAAATAAATTAAGTATGTACAACGTTACGTTAGATACCCCATTTGAAGAAAAAGGAGCCAATTTTATTGATGCTGGTATCCATGAAAATGTCGAAATGACAAAAGTAGAGTATGGAATTAGCAAGAATGGTAAAGAATTCTTAGCCTTCTATTTTGTAGATGGTAAAGGTTCGAAAGGATCTCATACAGAATGGAAAGCATCAGCAGAAACTCCAGAAAAGTTAGCTGAAAAAGAAATGAATCAAATGAGTCGTATTAAACAAATTGCCTTATGTTTTGTTACAAAAGAACAATTTGTATTTAGTGCAATTTCATTCGAGGATTTCGCTAAGAAAACAATATCAATAATTGGTGACAAATTTGTAGGAGTTAAACTCCGAGTTAAATTTGTATACTCTGGTACACAATATACCAGTTTACCAAACTATTGGAAATTTAGATTCATTGAAAGAATGGACACCAATGGTAATCTAGGAGATAGCAATAAAGAAACATCTATTAAAGTTCTCTCTATAGATAAGATGACTAGGACTCCAGATCCTATTGCACCTACATCAAATCCTTTCTCAACAAATTCAGAAAATTCGTTTATTAACTAAATATCATCAGGACTAGTTGTAACAGACTAGTCCTTTTATTCTTTTAAACATGGTAGATTATAGAACTTTATCAAACTTTCATAAACAAAAAATTGATAGAGAAATTAAAGAAGAAATAGAACCAGAACATAAAATTAATCCATATAATAGTTTTGAATGGGATGAACCAGACTATACTCTAATTTCTGTTCATATGGGACACAATTGTGCAGTTTGTTGGATGACATCACATAATTGCTTATGCTCACACGATGATTAAATGTATGATACTAGATTAATAGATGAGGAATTAGCATTACAAACTATACTAGAATCTACTACAGAATATGACATATACTCATACTATATAGGAGATAACTTTGATATAGGTAGGATAATGCTATCACCTTTAAGAAAAGATAAACACCCTTCATTTGGTATATTCAAATCAGAGAAATATGGACAACTATTATTCAAAGATCAGGCAACTGGAGTGTTCGGTAATTGTATAACATTTGTATCCAAACTATTTAGTATATCTTATCGAGAAGCGGTATTAAGAATACTTGCTGATATAGAGAATGATAATTTAACATACTCTGTAGAAGGTATAGATATTCAACAAGATTATAAAACTATAAGTACTATTATATCTGTTAAGAAGAAACCCTTCTGTAAAGCTGATGATGAGTACTGGGGTCAATTTAGCCTATTTAGAGACGATTTAAGACACTTTAATGTCTATCCTATATCTGAATATTGGTTAAATGGGATAATTCAACCTTGGGCCTATAAATGGGATAATCCAGGGTATGCTTATGAACTATACAACAAGTTCAAAATATATAAGCCTTTATCAGAGAAGAAATACAAATGGATTAGTAATTGTGGATCATATGATATTCAGGGATATGAACAACTATCTATGAATGGAGATCTCTTAATAATTACTAAGGCATTAAAAGATGTGATGGTGCTTCACAAATTAGGGTATCAAGCTATTGCTCCGCAAGGAGAGAATCACTCTATTCCAGAGAAAGTTATAACTACATTGAAAGATAGATTTACTAAGATAATCGTCTTCTATGATAACGATCAAGCTGGACGTAATGGTGCTAATAAGATAGCTAACAAATTTGAATTAACAACAATATTTATTCCAGAGAACAGACCTAAAGACATCTCAGATTATACAAAAGAGTATGGATTAGATAGTAGTAAAGAACTATTAAATAATTTATTAAATAATGGGAAATGAAATAAACAAATTAAGTGATGAAGATAAATTAGTTGAATTAACAAAACTTAAAATAGGATATACAGAAATTCCTGCTGGAACATGTTCTAATTGTAAATATACAATAGGAACAGGTGATTGGGAATATATATGCACCTATTCTAATTTAGTAAGATTTACAGTATTATCTAGAGGTCGTTGTGATAAGTTTAAAAGCAAGTCATAATGAGGAAACTAGGAAAAAAACACATTAACAGTCCTAGTAAACGAAAGGATAAACCTATTTATAATGGAATAACCTTTGATAGTAGTCTAGAAGTATATTGTTACAAAGCATTGAAGAAAGCAGGGTTAATCTTTGAGTATGAGCCTACTAGCTTTGTCTTACAAATACCTTTTACATACCAATGTCTTGTATATGAAAGTGATAAGAAAAGAGGTGCTTTATTATCTAAGCGTACTCCTAAATATCAATCATTAAAGTATACTCCAGACTTTATAGGTACTGGATGGTTAATAGAAACTAAAGGAGTATCCACAGATTCCTTCAAATTAAGGTGGAAGATTTTCAAAAAATATCTAACTGACAACAATATCAAATTTGACTTATATTTACCAAAAAATCAAAAACAGGTAGATCAATGTATAGAATTAATACAGTCAAATAAATGAACATAAGAAGATCAATTGAACTTATATTACAAGACTTTATTTTAGATAAAGATCAACTAATTGAGTGTTTAAATCTCATAGATTCAGAACTTAAAGAAAGGTTTGAAAACTATGACTGAAAAAGAATATTACAGTGAGAAACGAGTATCTTCATCATCACTAAAGTGGTTTGAAACATCTCCTCTATTTTTCAAGAAAATGCTTGATAAAGAGATAGAACAAGAGACTAAAAGATACTTTGAGATAGGTAAGAAGATTCACATGAAAATACTAGAACCAAATGAATTTAGTAAAAATTACATATACTTGGATTATGACACACCTAAATCCGAGAACCAACGAAAGTTTTGCGAAGATTACATTGCCTACTCCTCTAGAAAAGCAGACGATAAACTTATCTACGCCTACAAAAATAACTATACAACCGAAAAGCTTACCGAGGACAAAATACTTGAGAAAGCGACGGAGCTTAAGAAACAATTAAGTAGGTATATTACTTATCTTAAAAAAAGATCTGAAGTTAAAGATGTACTTACATATACTGACAATAAGTTAATAGAAGATTTAGCAGAATGTACTAAAACACATATTGCAGCTAGTAAACTTCTATACCTTACAGATGAGGATAGAATGATGAATATAGAGGAATATAACGAAAATATCATATTCTTTGAATGGTTTGGAATACCATGTAAATCTATGTTAGATAGACTAGTGATAGATCATACTAATAAGATAATTAAGTTAGTAGATATAAAGACTACATCTAATTTAGGTGATTTTTCTCATTCATTTGAAGAATTTAGTTACTATCGACAAATGGTATTCTATTGGGCAGCATTACATCAATTCTGTAAAGATAAAGATATCAATATAGATAAATATACTAAGAAGACTTATATAGTAGGTTTACAAAAAGGAGATCTTCCTGAATGTAGAGTATTAGAAATATCTGAAAATTGGTTATCTAAAGGATTAAATGAGATAGAAGAAGTGCTTCCTAAGATTAAATGGCATTATGACAATAACTTATGGGAACATAGAAGAGAATATTATGAAAATAATGGAATAGAAACATTATAATGGATATTATTAGTATAAAGAAGAGTAAAACTACAATTTTTCTCCTACCTTTACTATATCCAGGAATACAACATACTGCCATACTTTTCGATCATTTCATAGATTGCTATATTTCTGATAGTAAAATGATAGAACCAGAGAATAGTATAATTATAGAGTTTGATGATAATCAAGCTAGATTTAGACTACCTAAAGAAGTAGTTCCAGAAAGAGACTTAATAGTCAAGAGTAAATATTCCAACTTATCATATAAATCAAAACAACAGATACTTTACTTTTGGCAGGAAGATGAAACATCATACTTCCATAGTGTTTTATATAAGACACAAAAAATATTAGATTACTGGTCAAAAAAAGCTGACAAAGTGCTATATCCTTCCTTAGAGAAGGAGTACTGGCCTAAGTTTAATCTCCAACAAGAGACTAAAAATATGGGGTCGTTATACAACATGTTTAATTTTAAATTACTCGAAAATGACAGAGATCCAATTGTTGAACAACAGTCAGATTGAAAATATATTAGATATAATTAAAAGAGATTATATCAATCCACAATTAGAAGCAAAAAGAGAAGAAATTCTAGTTTCTGATAATTACATGAAAGTTCATGAAGAAATAGTAACTTCTAAAGAATACAAAGAAGAACTTATTGATCTTCAAAAAGAATATAAGACTAATCTTGAAGTAGCTAGTTTATATCGTAAGTTAAAAGATATAGATACTAAATATACAAGATTAGAAGATAGTTGGGGAGGAACTGGAGGAGAATTAGTAAATTGGTTAGTAAATGCTACTGATGAATTAATTTTAGATGTCTATAATGAAGAATTAGATTCATTGAAACAGCGTACTCAACAAAAAGCATTAATTGCCCTCGATATTAATATATCTGATTGGAGCATTCGTGATGATATTAAATTAGATTTGAGAACTCGTTTACAATTAATTGCAGTTACAGATTTAGATTCTATTATTACAGCAATGATTCCCTTTATCCAAATAGATAAATATCTATATACTAAATAATTAATTCAGATTTTTAACAATTTATAAGTAATAACAAATAACACAAATATAATTATGGAAAATACACAAGATATGTCTCTAGTAAATAAAGTATTAGAATTAACAGAAGAATTAAATAGTTCTAAAACTAATGTAGAATCTCTTAATCGTGAAATAGGTACTTTAGAAAATTCTATAGGAACTCTTCAAGAACGAATTGAAGAACTTAAGTCTAAACAACCTGAAGTTCGTATAGTTGAACAGAAAGAAGATCGTTATGGATTTAAACCTACTAATGTGATAGAGTATCGTAATCTTGATTCTGTTAAGATAGACATAGAAAAGGCTACTGATAAAAAGTATAAATCTGATATCGAGAAATTAGAGAAAGAACTTAAAGAAGCCAAATCTACTATTGAAGATTATAATACACGAGTTGAAAGACTTCGTAAAGACTACGAAAGTAAAGAAGCTAATAATCGTCAATCATATACACTTCGTGGTGAAGAACTAGAACGTGATTATAAAGAACGAGCTACTAAGAAAGATCTTAAAATTAAGGAATTACAAGAAGAGATTACTAAAGTAAAAGAAGATAAGACTGACGAACAACTGGAAAAACTTCGCACTGAGGAAATCGCTACTTTGAAACTTCAAATTAAAGAACTTAAAGATCAGCGTGATGAGTTTATAGGTATGAATATCTTTAAACGTATATGGTTAGCTCTTACTAATCAAGCTGTTCGTGTAGCTGCTGAAAAGAAGATACAGGAAAAAGAACAGGAATTACGTAAAAATCGTGATGAACAAGAACGGTTGAATCGGACTAAAAGAAGTAATGATTACAATTGGTTTACTGTTCCTAATATACGTTGGTAATTAACCCATTTTAAGCCTCATAGTTAAACGATCTATATAGAGTGATGTAAACTACCACTTTGTATATATCGTTTAATATAGGGTTTCTAAATAGCTAAATATATGGAATTTGAGATTGGAGATAGAGTTTGTATATACGATTATACCGAATTTAAAATTGGATTAATTGGTACAATAGTCGATATACGAGGATCTGATGTTGGAATATGTCATGATGATCATATAAATGGACACCAATGTAATGGTAAATGTAGAGATGGTTATGGTTGGTACTATCACTACCTAAACTTAAAACCAATAACTTTTTCTACAGATACACTAATCCTACTACTATGAAGAATAATGACGAATTCAAAGATGGTTGTAGAGTACAATTAACTGATGACTACGATGGATTAGAAGAAGGAGTTACTGGAATAGTATTAGATTATTATCCAGGAAGTAGTTATATATCTATGAATTATATAAAAGGAAAATATACCCCATATTGTGAGGATTGTGATGATCATTACTGTGATTGTATAGATCAAGAAGATTGGAGTGAAAACCATTCAGATATAGATGAAGTGGAAATTCCCAGATCTTATTTAAAGGTTATTTCTGCACCTGAAGCAGATACATTAATTTTATTAATATAAATATATAAAACTTAAATAATATGACAAATTTTTTAGTAGATTTTTGGAAAGCACAGAACGATAAAGCTGAAGTAACTAAGTTAGAAGAATCAGCATTAGAATTACAAATTCAAGCAGAAGGAGAGTTATTCAACATGTATAAAGAAATTAAGACTTCTGAAACAGACCTTCGTAAATCTAAAGTTGACTCTCAGAACAAACCTGACTTTAGTACAATTGCTAGATTAGCTCTTAAAGTTAAAATGGCAACTAAGTCATTTACTGAAGCATTGGAAACATTTAAAGACTTATTTGGTGAAGAACCTAAATATGAATTTAATCTTACTCCTGTAGTAGTACCTGCATAATAACACTGACTGTGATGTTAAAGAGATAGTATCTTTTTAAAACAGTATAAAGACTCTAGTGGTGAAAGGGTAGACACTGAGATGGGGAGAGATACATATTGTACAATATGAGTATATAACCCATGTATCAAATTATCTCGTACAGGTTCGAATCCTGTCTAGAGTCCAATTACAATTTACAAACTTAACAAAATTAACATATATGTTTTTACTAAATAATGACATTTACACAGTAATAGGACAATCTGGTACTAATACTGTCAAAAAATTAGACCCAAGTGTTTATAATATAACTATCCCTACAATGATGGATCCTACAACTAAGTTGACTAAAAATGATACTTATAAACAAGGGATATGGATTAATGCTGGAGTATACAAAGAAGCTAGAGATTTCATGAATAATTTCTTTACAGAATCTATAATGGAAGCTCGTAAAATATTGAATATGAAAAATAAAGTAGGTATTATGTTCAATGGAGAAGGGGGTACTGGCAAAACCTATTACGCAGGTATGTTAGCAGAAGAAATCTGTCAAAAACATAATGCTATTGGAATACTAGCTACTGTATCAACTGATTATAGTGATATAATAGATCAGATACGTTCTGATGATCCAGATAGAAAAATAGTACTCATAATGGATGAGTTTGAAAAAACATTTAGATCATATGATACAGCAATGTTATCATTTTTAAGTGGTGCTAAAGAAAGGGACAATCTTATTATTATAGCTACTGTCAATGAAACAAATAACCTACCCGGATATATACAAGATAGACCAAGTAGGTTTGAGAAGATATTTGAATTTAAATTCAAGGATGATGTTGTACTAGAATCAGTAATTAATAGTCTAATACCAGATTCTTATAAATCTAAATTAGATATTATGTCATTAGTAAATAAAGTTAAAGACTATGATAACATGTCTATTGATAGAATTAAACACATACTAAGAGATGTAATAGCATCTAACATTACTTTTGAAAAAACAGGTGAGGTAATTGAAGTAATCATTTCAGCATCAGAAAATAAACGTTCTGTAGGATTTATTCAACCAGCAGACGAAGTATTACAATTATCTGAATTACTTGAAAGATGTCCAACTATAGAAGATAATCCATTTGAAGTAGAGGATATACAATTGAATTAAAGATTGAAGATTAAGTTAAATAAAAAAGGGACTACTGTGTTGAGGCAGTAATCCCTTTATCATTTTATAAAGTTTGTCTTATTGGTTTAAGAACTTAGTTTGTTCTTTAATATCTCTAGTTGAATAAAATCCTTTCATAACTGGTATTAAACTAAAGAATGGTTTCTCTATTTTAAGTCGTCCCTTCCAAGGTCCTCTCACATATACTTCAGTTGGATTATCAGATAATTGATATAATAACTTACCTATATTTTCTACTACTTGCAGTGATGCAAATGGTGATCTAAGTAACGTCATTGTTTCATCAATTTTTGGTGTAAAGAATAAGATTTCTGTTTGGAATCTTGTCATCTGATAAATAGTAAAATCTGTAATCCAAGCATTATCGTCATCATCGTCTCCACCAGATAGTAATACAGTCATTGCTATAGCCATTGCTAAGAAAGCTACATCATTAGCTGTACGAATTATATTAGACTTCTCTTCTTTAGTTAACCTACTCCAATTTTCTGATAACACAGCAAATTTGTAAATTTTAAGTTCTTTTCTTATGTTATTAAAGAATCTACCTGTAGTTCTATAATATCCTTCAGTGTAATCACCTACTCGTTCTACATAAGATTTCTTCTTATATCTACGTGATACACCTGGTGCAATAAATTTACGGAATAGTAAAGCTAATCCTAACAGAGCATTACGTTCAGCAGCAGCTCTACCTAATGGGGATATTTCCTGATGTATACCAGATAGTATACCCTGTACTTTCATAGTAAACCTATATTTATCTTCCTTATTCCATTTAGATTTGCCTAAATCAACTTTATCATTTAATACTAACTTACCATCTTTAGCAGTATACATATCTAGCATACTACCTAATTCTACCCCATTCTTATCATAAGCTTTCTTCTCATTTAACATACCTAAGAAGAATCTATTTTTCATCCAGTGATCACCCATTCTAAGCATTACATATAAGGAACTAGTTTTAGCAACTTGTTTAATTCTATTACTATCTTTAAACTTAGGATCTAATGATTCCATACTAATTTGAAATTCTTCATCTAATAAAGAAACTATATTTTTAGGAAGTCTAGATGTAGTATCAGCAACTATTCCAGCAAAATTCTTATCATACATTATAGTAGCTTTATGAAGTGATTTCTTTGTCATATGTTGACCAGCAAATGACTCACCTATTTGTTGCATCTCACCCATCATTACGTTGGATACAGCAGTTTTAAAGTTTAAAGCCATTACACTAAGTGAGGTATACTTACTTAATAATTTAGCTACCCTAGCATTATCAACCTTTAATCCAAGGATATTAGCTTGACCTAGACCTAATTCTTTAATACCATATATATTTTCTTCTATCCAATCAGTTAGTTGTTCAGCTACTCTATTCTTAAGTTTTTCTTGAGTTTGATTAGTACCCTTAGTTACCTGACCTTTTGTTTTCTTAACAGGATTACCTTTATCATCAATTAAAGTTATATCTCTATTTTGAACAAAATACTTAGCCATTTCAGCCTCCACCTTCATCTCATTTCTAATGTTATGTAGAGTAGCCATGTCGTAATATCTAAAGAATATGCTAGCTAAATCATAAGATTGTTTAGTCGGGTCATACTTCCATTCATCGCCTACTTTAGTATTAGTTTTACCAGTATAATAGATAGGAACCATGTGTATCTTATTACCTTGAGCATCTTCTAAAGGTTGATTACCTCTAGTATCATCGTCAACTAGAACATCAAGTTGTCTAGCTATAGCATTCTTAAATGCTCCCATTACATCCCCATCAACTAATCTTTCCTCATTACTAGCGAGTATATTTGGTAAATCCCCATGTTTTAATCTCATTGAAGGAGGAAGTAACTCATTTGCTTCGTTCTTAATCTCCAGTAATAAATCAAATAATTCTACTGCTGAATCATGTTTTGGTAATCGTTTAAACTCATACCATGACTTATTTTTATTAGACCATTTAGCATCTGGATCTCTGTAATTCCATATATTATCAAATTGCCAATCAGATAGAATTTTAGATGTTTCAGCACTTAATCGTCCAGATTCCTTTAGATCCCAGTAAGATTGGAAATCATATGTCATTTCGTTCTCTTCTAATACAGCTAATTCTTCATCAGATATTACTCCTTTTTTATAAAGAGCATCTATATTAATCCACTTATCTTTATTAAAGTCTATACGTCTAATAGGAGCATTCTTATTTAACCAAGCTTTAATCTCCTTACCCTTCTCATCATCGTCTAATTTAATATTAGCAGCAGTATCTGCTTTAAATTTATCATATGCACTCCAGAAGGCACTACCAAAACGATCAACGTGTTTACCAGTTAAATTACCTTTCTCATCTTTTTCTAAGATAGAATTATATAACTGTTTAAAGTTAGTTTTACTTTTAGCATATTCTTCCAATCTACGAAGAGAATGAACTAACTTTTCTCTCATAGGTAATATCTTCTCAGTTCTACGTTCTATTTCTTTAAACTGAAACTTCTCTACTAATGCTGCGAATATAGGGTCACTAGTTTCTAATGCACTAGCAAACCATCTAGTCATATAACCTATATCTTTAGATGCTGTAATAAGTTCTCCTTGTAATAGATTAATAGTCTGTTGTCTAAGGTTAGTAGCTTCTAGATCTTTCTGCATATCTATATACTGTTCTTCAGTATACTTAGTTTTTTCAACTTCTGGTAATGACCTATATACTTTACGTTTGTTATTCTCAAACTTCTTATAAATCTCATTATAATAAGGAGTTAATTCCTCAGCTAATATCTGTTGCCCATATGTAGTGTATAATGACTTAATAGTATCTTTTTTCTTACTTACTAGTAATAGTTTCTTATGTTCTTCGGAATCTATGTCAATTAACCCGTTTTCTGTCATATAATTAACATAGTCATCCATATCATCATATGTAGATATATAATCTTTCCATATGTATAATAACCCTGGCTTAAGTACATCTTTAAGGGATTTATCAGATTTCCCACTAATTATAGCATTTACTTTATCTCTATATTGATCTTTCCAAGTATTAAATACTTTATTAGTGGACTGACTAGCTTGTTCTATAAATAAAGCAATAGATTGTTTAGTCTCTAACTCACTAATCTTTTTAATAAGTTCTTCTTGTTTAATAAGATCATCTCTAGAAGCATTCTTAAATCGTCTATTCCTTTCATATCTAGCTTCTAATGACTTAATCATTTGTTCTTTAAGAGCTGTGAGTCTATCTGGATTAGCTAAATCTGAAATAAGAGTCTCTTCCTCTGTAGTAGTTTCTGTTAATTCAGGATATTTTTCTAATACTTCTTCTAGACTAATAGGGTTAATAGCTGGAGCAATACCTAATTCTTCCAAACTAGGCCATTCATCAGTATTTTTGGATGTCATATATGCACCCATCTTAGCTGCTAATATAGCTGGATTTAAACCAGATTGTCTAACTAGTTCAATAAAGTCAGGATTTGATTTGTTGATACATTTAGTCATATTATAAGCAGTTTAATAGGTTATCTTGTTCATCTTTTGTCATATTATTCCATTCATCCATTGTAATAGGAACTTCTAATTTGTCATTAATAGGATCTAGTTGTTCTTGAGTAATAGGACTTGATTCTAGGCTATTTTCAGCCCCTACATTCAACGATCTATCTTCAGTGGTATTAGGTATTAACTTAGCGAATTTCTCTTCAAATATAACGTTATTTGGGATACTAAACAAACCAAATATGTTAGCCATTTCTTGTGGAGTGTATGCATTTAAGTTAGTTCCCTCTCCAGAGTAAGCTACCATTAATTCCTTAGTCGGATTTTGTTTAGCAAATTCATAGAGTTTAGAAATCTGTTCTTTTATTTGATCCTCAGATCTACTTGGATGAACAGTCTTAGTTAAATCCTTTGTTATAATAGCAAACGATTGTCCCTGTAATCCTTCTGATTGTCCATAAATTGCTCCAAACTTTTGTTTAGCAGTTAGTGCGGCTCCTTTCCCATGTCTACCTTCTGTGTTAGAACCAAATACGAATATCTGATTCGATTTAAGGCTATTTATAGGACCACTATACGTTTTTAACTCTTCAGTGACAGTATAAGTCTTTTCAGTAGTATTTACTTGTGGTGAGTCTATAACAGGCTTTTCTACAATTCCTCTATTCTCAATAGGTATATATACGAAATCACTATAACTACTCATATCTTTCATTAACTTCATAATCTTATCATCATCTAATGTCTTAATACTATTATTACGTTTAATTATAGATTTAGTGAACCCATATTCAACAATTCTTCTACCTTTATTATTATAACCTAACTTGTGTACAGTTTTATATACAGGAGTTCTCCACTTATCATTGATATAACCAATATATTCCAGCAACATACTCATATCCTTATCAATTTGATATAGTATATAAGGTTGATATATAGGATCTCCCATAGAGTTTTCACCAACTTGTTTAACATTTACATCCCATTTACTGGTCTTACTATTCTTCTTTCTAGTAAATATGGTAGATACAATAGTTTGTTTATCCTTGTCTTTACCTACAGTTATTGGAGAACTTATTGCTCTCTCATATACCTTTGGAGTAAACATAGTATTCATCCAGTTGTTCTTAAAGATAGTATCTGACATCCCAAGTAATTCTATAGCACCTTGTTCCTCATTATTCATTGTATCTAATAACTTAGTAGTGTAGTCCTTAAAACTAACTTCCTGCTCATTCATTCTAAACTTAACATGTAGTTCAGCAGGTACATATTGGAATAAACTAAATAACCCTTGTTTATATCCAGATGTGAAATATGAGTATACATATAATCTTTTAGCAAAACTTACTACATCTTTATTATTAGATTGTAGTAATTCTTTCCAAGCATACATATAATCCTCTCTATTGTCATCAGATTTAATAGAAGGTATACCAGTAAAAGTTAGATCATCAACTGTTTCTAATCCTTTTACAAGTGATTCCATTAATACATTATCAGATAGTTCGGGATGTTTAGTCTTTATATCTCTTACAAAAGCTGGGACACTAGTCATGATAGTTTTTACATCATCCTCAGTTAATCCTATTTCTTCTGTAAAGAACTTACCCATTAACGCTGAGTATATTTCATCACCAATCCTATTTAACTTACCCTTCCTATCTTTAGTAAACTTAGTTATACCAGCTAAATTACCTATTCTATAGAGAGCGGTTTGAAATGATTTAGTACCAGTAATACTCTTATTACCAAATAATCGTCTTAGCATTGCAGGACCATTATTATAATATGTTCCCAAGAATGTACTATAATCAGATTGTGTAGATAGTTCAGTTTCTGGATCAAATCCTAGTAGTTTATCTAAATTAGTAAAGTTATCTTCCTTATACATATCCTTCATTGCTTGGATATATAATTCATTAGATATTAAATCAGTAGCGTACTTCTTAGTATCAACCCTAGAAGACATTACTAATCCATTTAACTGTTTACCAGCACCTTTATCTAGAGTATCAAATAAATTAAGTATCGCTAATTGTTTAGCATACCACATCTCATTCCTCTCTGATTTATCCATAGTAATTAGTCCGACTAAATCATCGTTGAAAGGATTATAACCACTTTCTACTTTAGTTTTCCCAGCTAATTTCTCGTATTTCTCTCTAATTTTATCTATAGGTTTAGTTACACTAGATACTTTTATCTCACCTTTTTCACTATCAAGTTCGTGAACTAATTCTTTAAGAATAGGTTGTGGTAAGAATTGAAATGTTTTAGATCCCATACCTATACGAACTAATAAGTTAGCTACATCATATGTATCACTTACAACATTTAAGTTAATAATATAAGGGTCTTTTGCAATATCAACGTGAGCATCAATCAAAGCTGATAACCAATCTGATATAGCTATTATTTGACCATCTTCTTCTGGTAAACTATCTATATCATGTAGAGATGTATTACCATCTTCATCAACTTTACCTAATCCAATGTTATAGTTAAAGGATACTCCAGCAACTTGACACATAATGTGATGTACGTTGTTAAGAGATTCTGGACCTGTCCCTCCTTTACCGCCAGAATATTTATACTTAATCCTAGCTTGTGCTACAGCACCCAATTGCCAGAGAGGTTTGGTTTCTTCAATAGGAGTTATAATACTAGATAAAGTCTTTAATTTGTTAGTTGTTATTCCAAGAGGAGTGCTAGCGTAAGTAAAATTATGCTCACTAAGAAGAATACCCCTATAGTTATCAAGTAAATGATTCTGTAAGGCTTTTCTTGTCTGTTGCTTCTCAATTCCCCATGTCCTAAAGTCATCAATTGTTGGAAGTACTTCATTATCTTTTAGAGTTTCTTTAATTAACTCTATGTTATTTTTTATTAAATTTATATCCTCATATATCTCAGTGAGAGAGTCTTTATAGAAATCAAAGTCTGTAAGTTTAGATTTTACTTCTATATATTCAGTTAACCACTGTGCTGCAGAATCAGGATCATTAGCTTTTAATGCAGAGTTTATAGCCGAATATAAGTTATTAAATCTATCTAGATATACTTTATACAAAGTACCTTCTTCACCAAATAAGTCTGCTTTTCTAGTTCTAAATCTGAATTTCTCAGCATATAGATGTCTAAGAGCAATTTCCTCATCTTTAGTAAATCTAGGTGAATCATCAATTACTTCTTGTATATAATTCAGGTACCTACTTTGTACTGCTTCTTCAGTAGTGCCAGTAGATATATTAACTTTATTAGCCTTACCGGTTTCATCTGTAGTATAATTATATCTTACAAAGAATAATTTATCTATATCAAAGTCAGATCCTGTAAGTGCTGTAAACTCATTAGGTAGGACTATAACATCTCCAATATTCTCTGGTAAGAACTGAGCAACTGTAATAGGTACTGTAGAGTTCTGACCTTGTGTAGGAATACGATAACCTAATCCTTCTAGTACACCTTCATTAGCATTTAACCAATCTACTTTTTCTTGATACGATTTATTCTTATAATTAGGAATAACACTTTTAAATAGTTGCACAGATACAGCAGCTTCTACACCTTTAATTTCACCATTATCATTAAATAAGAATCTAAGGTTATTACTCTTATCTTTAAATGTAGAATCTAAATTACCTGATGCAAAACCAGATTGTTGTATTAACTGATTACCAGGAAGCTTTAAATCAATCCCATGTTTATTTACTAGAGATATCAATCTCTGATATATCCACTTTCTATCTGGTAATAGATCAATAGGAATGTGATTACCTTTATTATCTACTTTTCTTAGGTATTCCAGAACTGTTTCAGGCATCCCAGCTTTAGTAGCTTCATCCTGCAGTGTCTTATAGAATAATTCTTCGTCTATAACCCCATCTTTATCTACACCTAATTTATTTAATAACTTATTTATACCTTTATCAGACAGTAATCCTAGAGATTTGTTAATAGCATTAAGAACATCCTTACCTTTAACCAACTCACCATTTATAGTGTAGTCAGCATCCTGTAATACATTGCCTTGAGGTACTTTCTTTACTTGTGATCCAAATAAAGTATCTTCTGTATCGTGAGGATCAGTAACAACTTGATGTCTTAAATATTCAAAGTTCTGTTTATATGTAGATGCATTTGATAAATCACTAATTCTAGTAGGTTTAATAATATCTAATTTACCCCCTTCAGTATTTTCTAATAAGTTAATTCTACGTCTCTTACCTACTTTAACAGCAGATTCAAACTTAACCATGTGAATCTTATCAGATCCCTGATATCTACCTACTCCTTCCATTCTATCCAGTAACTCATCTAATTGAGTTCCTTTAGTAAAACGTCTGAATAAGGTAGCCATAGACATCTTATCATATGTAGGTATCATTAAAGAGTCTGTACTACTAGTATCTTCTGATAGTCTATCAAAGTAAACATACTTTAATGGTTGCATTACTACATTAAGAGAGTCTTGTTCCTGTTCAGGAGTAAGTTTTTCATCTGATTGTAATAATTCATAAGCAATTTGTTTCTTATCTGACCACTCTCCTTTACGTATAGCAATTTCTCTATGCATTTCTGGAGATATAAATACTTGAGCATCTGTAGGATTAATCTTACCTTTATAATCTCTAAGTAAGTTAGTTAATAACTTCTTAACATATTCTTTATCAGTATATTTCTTGTTAAGTATCTCTTCTTGCTTTTTATATAGTATATCATACCAAGCACTGGTTAATTCTTGGTCATATAAAGTAGTTACATTATATTGAGTATTTTCAAACTCTCCAGGAACTTCACCTCTAAGTAATCCACCGCTAGATGTAACAACTGATAAACGTTTTACATATTCTTCAAATGGACTACCACTTTCTTTATCTGATTTGTAGAAAGCTACATCTCCCATAAACAACATCATAGTTTCAATAGAAGCAATCTGAGTCTTAATCTCAAAATCTGCAATCATTGAAGATAGAGCTAATTTAGTATCTCCATTAAAATCATTAGTTAATTTATCTACAGTAACTTTATTAAGTAGGATATTCTGATTATTAGTAATTATATTAAGATCTTTAGCCTCATCAAATGTATTATCAATTCTATTAGCTAAGTCCTCCCGTATTTTAGATCTCCATTTATCCTCAGTTAATCCTTCTAGTGAAGGAAATAAGATATGACGTAAAGCATTAGGTTTAGATATACTTTCTTTAGCATCAATAATTACATACTTACCACTAGTTTTATAATGGTAATTTTCTACTAATTTTTCTATATCAATATACTTCTCCTTACCACCTTCTTGATATAAAGATAGTCTATTCTTTTGTATATCACTTAGAGACTTATATTTCTCATCAGATACTTTACTATCTTCTATAAACTGTTGAGCAGTAGTTATCCTATCTCTCTCAGCTTTAGTGTAATTAAAGTATATATCTAATACCCATTCAGGTAATACTGGACCATTTGGACCTATCTCATACTTAATCTCAGGAAGTTCAACTCCTTTAATAGGTGGGTATGTCTTTCTATCTGCAAGAGTAGGTAACATAAAGTATCCAGCTCTAGTGGCGCTAAGTTTGTATAGGAAGTCTTCAGTTGGAGACATAGCTAAATAATCTCTACCATCATCTCCAGTATTATTAATAAGTATAGTATTAAATGTACCTATTGATAAATTACTAGTGTCACTATTAAGTATGTACGAACCTCTATTAAAAGGATCTTTCAGTAGCTTCTCTTTAAAGTCAGCATCTTCCCTTAATTTCTTAACAATATCAGTTACATAAGTAGGGAGTGAGTATTTATAGTGTTTATTACCTTCTGGCCCTAATACTGTGTCAGATAAGTCCATGGGATTAACTATAGCATATAATTCAGCTAGTTTATCTACTATCTTTTCATTAGATAAAACTTTCTTATTATCTGTAATATCACCCTTAACAAGTTTTTGTAAACTACTGTCTTTACTAAATAAGTATGATAAGTCTGCACTCATAAGTAAGTATAGAGCCTCTTCTTTATTAGATGCTCTACCAATTTCAATTATGTCAGTAGATCCTAATGCTAAAGTTTCCTTATTAATATTTATACCTAATCTATTAAATAACTCTGTGAATCTATTTAAATGATCGTTATAAGTAGTTTGATCTAATTCAATAGATCCTTTGATATCTTCTCTTAATTCTTTTACAGCACTATCGTAATCACTCTGTAATTTCTTAAATAACTTATCATTAAATTTATCTTGAGAAAAGAAATCACTTTTGATAAAGTTTTCAGTCCATTCCTTTAATAACATTCTAGAAGCAGAATGTAAGTCTGCATCCATGAATCTAAACTCATAATTTAACTGACCATCATTATCAGTAACTTCTACTATAGTATTAATAAAATTATGTCTATGTTGTTTCATAGTAGTCTGAAATTGAGTTCTAGTTAATTCACTAGACATCTTCAGATACTTAGATAAGTCTTTATATGGTTGATATGCATTTGTATCACCTATTATATCTAATACTTTTATCATATCTTCAACAGTGTCAAGATGAGATAAGTTAGTTAACAACTTACTCCATACCTCTCCCATTGGAGCTATTTCAACTAGTCCAGTAACAGTATTTCTTGTATCAGATAGTTTAAGGTTAGATACCAAGAACTTGATAGAACTCTGCATATTATCCTTAGCACTAAACTCATAGGAAGATTTATCATACTTAACTATCTCGTTACCTACCTCTTCATCTTGTGACTCATCATTTAACTTCTTAATTGATAACTCCGAATAGATATAATCTGTTATAGCTGGTTTATATATATCATCATAGTGATCTATTACCTCTTTATACAGATCCTTGATTTTAGTGGCATTAGAGGCTTCCTGTGACAAGTTCTCTTTTATCTGGTTCATATCACTAACCTTATAACGATCTTTCAGTAGTGAGGCTAATTCAGGGCTTATTTGCCCTTTAGTGATCATATCTAGTTCATACAATCTATTCTTAGCTAATTTAGTGTAATGACCTATTTGACCAGTTTGTATATCACTTTTTAACTTATCAAAGTTTATTTGCTCTACAGAATCTATTACACCTATTACCTCATATTTACTAGTAGCTTCTTTGAATAACTTACTTCTAACTCCTGATAGTAATTCAGCAGACAAACCTTTTATAATCTGTTTAAAATGCTTATAACTATCTATCTGATCTAATTGGATATCCCTATATTCAAGATTAGGATTATCAATCCATTTCTTTAAGTTATCAGATAATACTTTATTGTACTTAAACTTACCTTTCTGTATATTATTAAATAACTTATCTATATCAGATTGTTCTAATGAATTAGTTCCAGTAAATATTAATTTAACTAACTGGTATAACTCTTTAAAGAACTTAGCTACTTTACCAACTACACCAAGCTGTTCTTGAGTAATTACGTAGTTTCTAAACTCTTCAGCTAAGAACTCTTCTACTTTTCTATCTGTACTATCTTTAAGTTTGTACTTAATTCTAGCTTCATTATACATAGATTGTCTAGCAGACTCTTCTAGATATAGCATTGACACTCTATGGAATGCCTCATGATAAGTAGTTCCTTGTAAAGCTACATTAGATAGTAATATACTATCTCTTTGCAATTGACCAAATGCCTTTTTATTACCCTTTGCTATATAGATTAATCCATCTATTACTTCTACAGGAACATCACCTAACTTATCTGATAACCAACCTAATTCCTTCTTTTGATTCCACTTAGTGTATTTAACTGGAGTAGTTGATGGTACTAACATATCTGCTAGAGCACTACCAAATCCACCTTTATTTTCAAATGTTAGAGTAGGATCATAGTCTTCTGGTTTGATCACTTCATTAGATTCTACTTTAGGTAATTCCTTAACTTCTTCAATTATATTTTCTTTAGTATTCTTAGTATCTACTTGTACATTAACCTGTCTAGATAGAAATCTATTAATTCTAGTGATATTAGTATCAGACATTTCAACTTCTTCACTCTCACCCTTTATATCTAATCCTAAAGTATCTCTTAGAGATTTACTATATAAGACAAACTTACCATTCTGTATTTCAAATAGTTTATCTTGTTTAGTTTCAGTTTCGTATACTCCAGATTTTACTTCATAACTAGTATTAGTTATATTGTAAATAACAGATTCATCAGATAAATTAGCTATAATATCTGTATCTAAATCGGTATTCTTATCTTTAATTATAGTTAATCCATTGAGATTAGGTTTAACTTTAGTAGTAGGTTTACTAGATTCCTTAGCTTGAATAGTATTAACTTGTGTTGTAGCTTTAGCCTGAGTCTTCTTAGTAGTTGATCCAGGTATTGACTTTAATGATTTGGGATCTATAATTACTACAGGAGCGTGATATAGAGATCCAGTATTTTCAAACTCTTCTACATCAGTAGTAAGAGCCATGTGTTTAATAAGTATACCAGCTTGTGTATCATTCTTAGTTGCTTCCCACGAACCTAATTTGTATTCTCTATTAATAGGTGAATTTATAGTAGGTCCAATCTTACCAAATGGTTTCTTAGATACACTATAGTTCTTATTATTAGTAGCCCATTCTATGAATCTAGTCCTATCTTTATTTATATCACCTAATCCTTTATATAAACCACTTAAATTGATAACATTAGTACCAAAATGTAAGAACCCTTTCTCTACATAAAGTTGTTTGTTTTCTAAATGCTGCATATTCTTCTCAGCATTAGATGGATGTGATAAATTAGTAATAGGTCCATATAAAGCTAGTAAATTTATAGCTTCTCCTACAGTTAGATTCTTAATATCATCTCTTATAAATTGAGCCTGATTACCACCAGATCCTTTCTTATTCTTTAAATAGATTGCATCCCATAATATTGCAGCATGTTCAGGAGTAAGTTTAGCTATATTAGCTTTGATAGCACCTTTAGTGCCGTCACAAGTCTTATCAGTAGTAAACATGATATTCCCACTGTATCCCATATAAGGTAACTTACCTGATGATAAGTAATTACCGTCACTCACCCAAGCTTTATTAGTAGAGTCTACTATACCAATTTCTACTTTATTAGGATCTTGTTTAAGTATTGTGGCAATATTGTTAATATTCTTAGTATTGTTAGGAACTCCTTGTGTTCTCTTAATATTAGACATTACTACGTTATTTCCAGTAAGTAATGAATACAAGATCTTCTTACGAGTATCTCTAACTAATTCCCTTTCCTTATTCTTATAAGCAATAGGATCCTTTTCTTTACTAGGAACTATAAGATGTTTATCAACATAATCAGTGTCATGATAGTATATCCCATCTTTAAACTCTTTACCTTCATTAGTTTTATAAACTATTCCTATAGGCATCTTATCAACAACCTGATCAAATACTTCTTTACCAGCTACAAGATGTAAGGAGTTTAGTAGTTTATTAGCTTCATCAGGAGTTAAGAATTCCCCCTTATCTAACTTATATTTAATTACTTTATTGATATTCCAGAATCTAGAGAAAGTAGTTTTAGTATCAATAAACATACTAACCTCATCTCCTTCTAACTTATTACTAGGATTAGATACGTAATTGTCTAACTCTTGATTTCTGGTATCTGTTATAAACTTTCCTAGTTGTTCATTGTAATTAGCTCCACGATATGTAATAGCCTCAACAACCGATTTAAGGCCTCTTTTAGGCTCATAGTCGATATTTCGTATATTAGTTGGTATATCTATATCATTTATAGGTTCAATTGAATCAGGAGCTTCTTTATCCCCTTTTTTGGCATATAAGTCAACAGAGGACCTAGGAACAACTTTTGTAGCAGCTCCAGAAATCATCTCACCTTTCTCATCTAATAGATGTAATTCAATAGTATCATCCTCATCATTTTCAGAGGTAACTTTATAAGTACCTTGATCATCTTGAACTAGATCATCTATAGTAGGTAGATATTCTTTAGCCTCAGCTTTTTCAGTAGCTTTCTGTTCTTCGTAGTTAGCTCTTTCTTTTTCAGTAGATATGGATTTTCCATTCTCTATATCAAATAAAGAGTTTTGTAACGATTTAATATGATTGTCAAATAGATCTAATTGTTGCTTAGTAGACATATATTCATCTAATGCTGGAGCAGTAATTTTATCTATCTGTTCAAGTATCTCTTGTTTAGCTTTCTTAGTATCTTTAATTTCTTGAGTATCACCTTTCTCTATCTTAGAGTCGAATGCACTTCTTAGTTCTTTTACTTTAGTAGTAACTACTTCTAATTCTTTCTTAGATCTATTTAAAGCATCTGTATAAGCTATCTTCTCTCTTTCAGGTATATTATCTTTAGTAGATAGTTTCTCAAATAACTTAATTGATTTCTTTAGATTTATTAACTCAGTTTTGTTTGTAACATATTCTGAGATAAAAGGAGTTTTGTATAAGTCATCTAGATAATTAAGCTGTTGTCTCTTTTGATTTACTCGGTTACTTAATTCTTCCCTATGTTTTACTCCATTCTCCAATTGAGATTGTAATTGTGTTACTAATGCTGCACGATTAGGTTCATACTTTCTAGAATTGAAGTTATATAACTCACCTATACGTTTTAATTGTTCTACTCCTTTAGGTATCTCAGATTTAAATACTTTTAGATCATCTTCGTTAACTCCAAACGTTTCTAAATCTTCTTGAGTAGGTTTCTGCATAGCTTCTAAGAAGTCCATAGCATTACGAGTATTACCTACAGAAGCTGCTTTAGTTCCTATAGTGCTCCATAAATTATCTTTGATATAACGTTCTGATAATCCGTCTTCAGATTCCTGAGCTTCTTTTAATCGTTGATTCCAATAACTAAATTGACTTCCCCAAGACTGTATATCTTCTACACGAGGATCTTTAATACCTTGAGTAAGTTTATTAATTGCTTTACCAGCAGTTTGAGTAACTCCTGCACCAAGTGCTCCAAAGAAAGCACTAGTCCACAGCTCTCCATTCTTAGTATAATTACTAAGTCTGTCTGAGAAAGATGATTCTATTGATGGATCAAAAGCCTTCTGAGCCTGATATTTAGCTTCCTCACCAACTATATATTGATAAGCCTCCTCACCACCTTCTGTCAACATATCCCAAGTAATTGCAGCACCTTTCTTACCAAATACTGGGGCTACAGATTTACCCATAGCACGAGCAGTAGCAATAGTATTATCTAAAGATGCTTTACTAAAAGATCTATTAAGTAAGAGATACTGTGGTAAGTCTTGAGCTAACATAACCCAATCCATTTGATATGTATTAGCTGCTCCATTAGCTGCAAGTTTTGTAGCGTCCTCTTTACTCATTCCCTTAGATATACCATCTTCGTACAGTTCATTAAATGTACCTGATGCTGCCATCATATTTTCCATATGTCTGGATACTACAGCTTGAGTTAATCCTTTAGCTGCCCATCTAGTTGCTAATCCCATTTCCTCACCAATCTTAGTAGCTTTACCTAATAATGACAATCCCCTAACTACTCCAGCAGATGGTATAATTAGAGATAGAGTTGATGCTACAGAAGGTATGTTACTCATCCACCAACTAGCTTTATTTGGTGCAAATTCCCCATCCTCATATGTTTTATATATAGGAGTAGCTTCTTCTGACCATGTACGTAATCCTTTACCTAGATCACTAAACCAGTTACCAAATTCTTGTTCAGTACCTTTAGCTAGATTAGAGTATTGTTCTACATCTAGTAAGTATCCTAAACCTTCTATTGTACCTCCAAGTACTTCTCCTACAGCAGCCTGTTGTATTGCTGAACTAAATTGTGCAAAAGTAGATTGTCTATCTCCCCTAGTTTTTTCTAAATCAACAAATGGTTGGATAGATTCATCATATTTGGAACCAAGTTGATTTCCAGTTTCTTCTGTTGGATAGTACGAATAAGAAGGACCTAGAATTGGGTCATAGGTCCTCTCGTTATTCTCGTCTGTAAATATATGTTCTTGTAATCCTGTAATAGGATCTATAGTATTTGGCATAATATATTACCTTAATGTTTTAACAAACTTACTAAATTCTTTTAAAGCTTCTTCTGTACTATCAAATGTACCAGTTGGATTATCTTTTGATATACCATCAAATACTCTTAATTGACCTTTGTATTCAAATTGAATTTCTGGTTCAATCTTTATACCATCGGGTGTTTCTTTTCTAGCTATCTGAACACGTCCATTTACTCCTAATCCTGGTATATAAGTTTCATAATCCTTTTTACCAGTCACTTCATAATTAACAGAATGAAAATCATTAGCAAATTTATTAGCTGATGTTTCAGTTAAATCAGATCCCATATATAGGGTTTTCTCTAGAGCAATTGGATTACCTTTCTCATCTACTTTATATATCCCAATCTGTCTTCCAGATGGAAACATTGGATTATTATTAGATATAGCACCTATAATAGAGTATTGATACTTACCTTGTGGATATTCTTCTAGTACATCACTATACTGCATTTTATTCTCTTTAGTAAGTGGCTTTTCTGGATCAAACCATTCTCTATTAGAAGCCATATTACTTTTTATAAATAAGTCCTCATTTTCTTTAGCTAATTTAGCAGAAGGTAATTCATATGTAGGTATAGATCTACCTCTTGTATAGAAATCTTCCACATAGTTCTCCACTAGTTTAGTTTTACGTACTGGATCATTTCCTTTATAACCATACTTATTTATTGCCTGTCTTTCTATTTCTTTGTACATATCTGTTTTTTCAGATTCTTGTACACCATTATTTTTACCTCCAGCAATTATATAAGCAAGTTTAGTTATATCACCAAGTCCTCCTATTCCTCCTTCTTTTTCTACTTTATTACGAAATTCTTTTTGTTCCTTAGAATTTAAATTACGAGGCATATCCCACATTTCTTTAGCTCTACTAACTAAACCACTAAACCATCCTTTTTGTTTAGTTCCAGTTAATTCATCAATATCTGGAGTATCTGAAGATTTATTTCCTGCCAGTGATATCATAGGACCTTGCGATAAAGGAGATTCACTTTGATCACTAGAATTACCTCTTCCAGAATTTACATCTGGTACAGCTAATCTATCGTATTTAATATTATCCCTAGTGTCTGGTAATCCTGCTTCAAACATAGCTTTTTTAAGTATTTCATCTCGTTGTCCTTCACTAAGATCTCCATCATTTATACCATAACGTCTAGTATAGTTTCTATATAATCTATCACCTAGTTTAGATCCTTTTACATTACCAATATTAGAATCAACAACATCTTGTAATTTATTTGTATCTACACCATATTTAATTCTAACATTACCTAAAGAATCCCTACTTTCAGATATAGTACTATCTTTTAAAGGTATAGTATAAGTCTGTCTAAATTCCATAATAGGATCTGTATAAGCACTAGATTGTTTATTATACACACCGTGTAAAGTAGTATCATATCCTTTAGAATAATCTTGTTCATCAGGATCTAGTTGGTTATCTAGAGCAAGTTTACGTTTATCTTGATTATGTTGTTGCCAACCTGTATAGGATTGTTGTATTTGTCCAACTTTATTCCAGTCTACTTTATTTCTAATCTCAGACATTGCTTGTCTAAGTATAATAGGATTACCTAAATCTTCAGATATATATTTATTAAATACTTCTTTAGTAGTGGGTATTACATTTTGTTTTATATACTGTTCATCCGCTGATCCAGATATATATTTTAAGTTATACGTATCATCATATACTTTTTGTAGAGTATCTGCTGCTTGGTCATGTTGTTTGGCCATAATTTGTCCAGCTTGCATCATCTGGTCCCAAGGAATTGGGGAATAAGTTTGTTGTACATTTGAATCAGCAGGTTTATCGTAGCGACTTATATTTCCCATATTTAATTTTTTGCAAATGAATATCCTCTAAACATCTTCTTATAGATGTCCATTAATTGAGCATCTCTTCCTTTTAAGTTCTTAGTCATACGAGCATTTTGTGAATATTGTTGCAATTGACTTAATGCTGTAGGTATATATGATTTCTTAGCAGATGCATTTCTATCATTAATATCTTGTATAGTTAGATTAGTCTGAGCTCTTTGTGTTCCAAAGTTACCTAACATTTCTGCTTCCTGACCTATATATTGATTATCAGTATTTTGTTTTCTAGCATATGTTTCAGCATCAGCACGTTGTTTCATAGTAGATCCAGCTTGTAACCCTCCTAAGTATTGTGATTGTGATGCAGCCCCTTGTCTAAGATTACGTAAATAAGTAGATTGTTGTAATCTATTATTTTCTAATTCTGGATTAGCATTATAACGCCTACTTCTCATAAGATTCATAGACTGATTCTCATTAGGATTATAGAATTGATTAGGGTTAAGTTTCTGTGCTTTACCAAATAATCCTTGATATAAATTATAAGCTATTGGAGCTAATGTACCTGCTTCAGTTAGTGCATCTTGCCACTCAAAAGGTTGTTTACTATATGGATCTGTAGACATTTTATCGGAACCTAAATTACTAAATTCAGGATTAAGTGGATTTAATTTATTTCTCCAACTACTTGAATTATACATCCAGTCTTGTGGAGTAATTTGAGGATCTTCAGTTGTATCACCTATATCATATCGTTTAACTCCACCTTTTGCAAACTGTTGATTACTAGACATACTTTTCTCAGATTCTTGATGTTGCATTAATTCTGAGAATTGCTTCTGAGTTTTATCTAACATCATAGTAGCTGTCTTCTTAGCTAAAGGAGTATGTTTCTCAGATAATATCTTTGTAAACTTATTATAATCTTTCATTAATTTATCACCAAAGTCTTTATATGACTTGTTAGTACCAGGAACTATATTCTTACCAAGTATTTCAGTACCTTGTGGTAAGTTAAATTGTTCTCCTCCTTCTGCATGTGTACGTCCATTAACTTGATACATTGTACCTTTAGGAGTACGATATACTTCATCATCTTCTAATTCACTATTAGCAAATCCTCTATTATCTACAGAGTAACCTCCTTGTGCATATGATCCTATTGCTGATCCTCCCATAAGACGTTTAGTTTGAGTTTGTTGAGCAGGGAAATATTGATTATATAACTCACTATATCTTTTTTGTACAGAGGGTCTTGGATCATTTGATTGTAATGGTGCTAATCCTCTAGCTTCAGGATCATATAAATAACTATTATCTTTACCATAGGTGGTATTCCATCCAGATAAAAAGTCCCTTCTTACTTGTGGATTATTACTTTCTGCAAATATTGTACTAGCTCTACCAACTTGTTGAGGGTCTGAATACTTTTTAAGTAGCTCAGGATCATTAGCAGATGAGTAGTTATACATTGCTATTCTATCATTATTTAATATCTCATTAATCTTAGTAGTATCTAATCCAGCTATATCCCCTAGTTTTGGTAAAGAAGTTATTTGAGGAGATGGTGTTGACCCAGAACCTCCTGGATATTTCATCTTACGTTTAGATTTACCTCCACATTTAAATACTGCTTGATTTGGAACTAAACCTTGTTGTATACCAGTATTAACATAAGAATTATTTAACATCCGTTGTCTAGATTCATTCTGTTGTTTAATAGCTTCAGCTTCTCTATTTTTAGCACTTAGTCCAATTAAATTACCAACTCCTCCCATTAGTCCCTGTACACCAAATCCTTTTTCAGCAAAACCTTGACCAAATGCTCCTAAAGCAGATTGTTTACCGTCTTTATCAGTAGTTGCTCTTCCAACAGCAGATCCAATTGCTCCACCTATTTGTCCTACAGCTTGAGTAGCAACTCCTAAAAGAGGATTGAGTCCATTATTTCCTAAACCTCTCTCACTTAACTTTTGCATTTCAATAGATTGATTTGCTAATTCTTTATCTAATCCTGCTCCTGTTAACTCGTAAGGCATTACCAGTTCTCCACCTCCTGGATATTTTTTTAATATTTTCTTAGTAGGTCTTTTCATTATATGTGAATTTATGAACCATTATCTATATGATATACGGTAATTAGTTATTACATATGGAACACTTAGTTTATAACCATCTGTGTTATCATATGTTAATGTTATTATTGAATATTTATCTCTAATACGTTCTCTAAATAATCTAGATGTATTTAAATTAGCTGGATTAAGTATATCTACATTTGTTTCTATATTACTATTAACAGCATTTCTAGGAATAGCTACATTAAATGACCCTTCTCGTTTAATTGTGTTACTAGTATTTAGACTAGTAATTCCAGTATTTTGTTTACTATTATATACCTTGAATGTATTAAATGTTTGAACAAATAACTCTATATCCCCACTTGTTACCTTAGTCTTATAATTAAGACTATCGAATATTTTAGTATGTTGATAGTTGTCATTTGATACAAATGTTATATACGAACTATCTGTATTCCCATAGAATTCACTAACTATCCCATTATTATGTAAGTATAACGATTCAGCATTATTCTGAGTTATATACCTACCATCAAATAATCCTATATATATACTTGGAGTATAGCTATAGAATGAAGTAAACGCATCTATTATTTCGTTATAAGCAATAGTAGTTTTAGTAGTTCCGTTATTCAATGTAAATATGTTCTCTGTAAATTTAGTATCATGTAATCCTGTACATATAGTTTCTTTATTAGCAAATGTATTTACATAGGATTGAATACCTTTAATTTTAGATAGAGGTTCTACACCTTGTCCATATTTATAGAATGTTTTATTGTAACTATCAAACCAATATATTCCAGCTTTACCAGATATTATACCAAATTGACTTATGTTACCAGCTTCAGTAGATATATAATCATAACGATCTAGTACGCCTCCTGTACCAAGTATCAAAGCTGTTGTATTATTATCTGATATAAGAGACCTTACATTAACTGATAGTACTCCAAATCCCTTTGATTGCCAGAATAGCAAGTTATTATTATCTGTTTTTAAAGAACTAATTGGTCCGTATTTACTATCTACATCTATAAAATTAAGTAATTTAAACTTAGTCCAACTATCTTCTTCTTCTCCATTAATTTTAACTTCAGATGCTATAACTCTAGAATCATAGACTACATTAGATGTAATATCTATAGGTTTAGGATAGAAACCAGTTATATTATTTTGTTTAGAATATACACTATTATAACTATATAAATCTTTATCTTGTGTATAATTAGCAGTAATAGTACTTGTTACTTTACTATATGCTCCAGCATTCTCTTGGATAATTGCAGCATTTAAATTAATAGGAATGTTTGATTCATTACTATATGCTTGAGTAAAAGAAGTATTTGATTGCCATCTAGTATTAATAGAACTCTCTACTGGAAATCTAACAACTTGACACATAGACTCTGACTTTGCATTTTGTCCATCAAGTCCACTAACCATCACTCTTTGATATTCAAACCAGGAAATAAATGTATCACCCTTAGTTATTAAAACTGTAGAACTTCCAGCAACTACATCAAATACATCACTTACTGGTAAGTAAGTTCTTCTAGTTCTAGCTTCATAAGAAGCTCCTCCATATGGTTTAATATATCTCTTATAATTTGCTATAAAATATCTGACACCTAAAGTATCTGTAGTAGTTGTCACTATGGCAGAAGGAATAGATATTATTCCACAAGTTCCGTGCGCACCTTGAACTGAATTATCCCCATAGGCTCTAATATAATTTTCATATGA